AGGGCGATCCAACAGACAGGAGACAGCAGGGCAGCGTTTACTGTGCACAACGAAGGCAACGAGATTTTCCGCAGTCTTTTTGATGAGATAACAGTGCCTGGCAACAACCAGCGTCACCTTATTTTGGACAAAACCATGTCCGACCTTGGTGATTTTGATTTAATCGATACGCTTAAAGACAGAGGCTATGAGGTTTTTGGCGTGGGCGCACATGTGCCTTTGGAAGAAATGATAAACCGAGCCACTTCAAGAGCGCTTGGCGGTGGTCGTGATCTTCCAGCCAATATTCTGCTGGAAAAGGGCTTTGACTTTGCAAACAACTTTGACACATTGATCGGCAAGATAGACAATTTTGTGTTGCTCGACAACATGGAACAACCCTTTAAGATCGGAGCCAGATCATCTGGAGAAGATGTGCTCAATGTTTTTGACACAGATGTTTTGGATGAACTATTGTTACAAGGAAAAATTAATACAAATATCATAGACACAAAAACCCAACTGCACGAAGCCTTGGAGTTGGCTAATCAATTGGGAGTTGAATAAATACAATTGGGAGTTGAATAATGGCAGAACCAAAAAATAATAACAGCGCAAAAGGTGAAAACTGGGATTTGTTTTTCTCAGCCGAGAGCAAGGAATTGCCCTTTAACGAAGAAGACATGCTCAAGGCAAGGGCGCAGAGGCAAATGGATGAAGAAATGCTCGAAGGGCAGATCTTTACTATTGATATGTTCGATTGAGCTCTTTTTTCAGGATGTTGTTGACAGTTTCGTGAGAAACGCTGATCCCATGCTTTAATTTAATTTCCTTGGAGATGTTACGCAAGGAGACTCCTTCTTCCCTTAACATTATCATCGTGCCGATGGCACGTTGCTCTTCTGGATGGAGCTCCACTGTGCCTTCCATCGTGACTGCGTAGCCAAACGGAAAGCTACCACCCAAGTAACGACCTTTGGATCTTTCGTTTTCCTTGACCAACCTGATTCTTTCACTACAGGTGTCGCGTTCAAACTGTGCAAAGGCAGAAAGCATATTATAATAAAGATTGCCTATCGCACTGTTGCCAGTCACATTGCCACCCATATCTATCAAGTGTAGTTCGTATCCACGACGGAGAAAGTAACTCCGTATTTTGGCTGCATCCTTTACATCCCTGAAAATACGATCCAGCCTAGTCGCAATTACCGAGTCGCCTTTTTCCATCAGTTTGTACATTTTCTTGCCTTCGGGTCGTTTTATTAATGGAGTGCTGGCACTGACACCTTTTTCAACAAAAACATGCTCCAGTTCGAGATCGTGGAGCTTGGCATATTGCTTTATCTTTTTCTCCTGGGCATCAAGGCTCAAGCCTTTTTGTGCCTGCTTGTCGGTACTAACCCGAACATAACCATAGGCTTTACTCATTTTGATCTCCTTTTAACACTAATTTAGCCGCAACAAGCCTCTTGTTTTCCTCTGGCGTATTCGACCATGAGCCAATGCTTAGAGCTGTAACCATTTTTTTGATTGCCCCTTTAGGCAGATTGCCCACAATCTTTTTTGCTTCTTCCAAGTTCATCACGCACTCCCTTTGTTATTTAATTAATTCGGCATCTTCCAATGAATTTTTTGTCCAACTTGGATTGCCTCTTTCTTCTTCTCTGTAATCTACTAATTCATAGATTCTGTTCCATCGTTTGAGCCATTTTATTTGTTTTTCAGTTTTGGCATTTCTATCATCTAAAGAAATCAGATCATATAGTGTTTCATTTCCGCACTTATGATCTAACCCATTTTTGTCATAAAAATTGTCCAATATATCTCCCATATACCAAAACAAACTGAATTTGTTGTTGTTTGTATAGATTGATTTTTTCATTTTATCTTTACTCATTTTCTTCTCCTAGTTAAAAAGATGGCATCTTCCAAAACGGAAAAATGAGTTCCAAACTGATGATCTTCTTTTCCTTTTAAAACATCCTCACTTATGTCAAACCGAATATCATTATCCCATTCCACAAATTCGTCATGGAGTGTGTCTAATTTGACATAAATAGCATTAGCCTCTTTATCCGTTATGACAGTTCCTTTTAGGTTTGATACATCGGTTTCAAAAACAGGTGAAGAACACATCGCCCATGTCCCATTTCTGAACTGTATTCTGTCGCCATCTTTTAGTTTTTTTATTTCAATTAAATCTTCCGTGTTCATCACGCACCCCCTTCTAAAGTTTCTTTAAAATACCAGCCTTTGCCTTTCGACCAGCTACCGATGTGTCCACTGTCGTTATAGTAAAGATGTACTATCGTGTTTGTATTTTCTTCATAATCAAAACTGTTGTGCTTTCTATAACCCATGGTTTCTTCATTATTTAATCCGAACAAAACATCTTCAAACTCAGCTTTTTTTATTTTTCCAAGATTTGTTGCTTCCATCACGCACCCCCTTCGTTTTTATTGTCGGACTCCTCTAAATAGTCTAATTCATCTTTAACTGCCTCTTGTACCCATTCGTAACCTATATGTCCCCAACAAGACTCTATATCGTTAGAGTATTCGCAGTCTTCTTTCTTATAAATTTGGTAGCCGTAAACTTCTCCGTTGATGTAGTTAGAGTATTCTTCTATTTCTGCTTTTAGATTCTTTTCTGCTTGTTCTAGGTTAAGTTCGCCAAACCATTCAATAATCTCTGCATGAGATACGAATATATAACCTATCTGTCCACTATCCCATTGGCAATGAAAAGGTGTTGTACTCAGAGCAATACCGCCATGCTCATAAAGATATATGGGCAAAGACAAAATATCTTTCTCTTGGATATGCTCTATAAGTTCTTCTTTTGTCCAATCATTATTGTCTGAATAGTCACATCTTGAATGAAATGCTATTAGAGTTCCGAAATTATCATCTTCTCTAGGATCAAAAGGTGAATAATCTATATGGATATTGGCAACGTAATTGTCGCTTTTAATCGTTTCTATTATTTCATTTTGATTCATCACACACCCCCTTCGTTTTTATTGTCGTTCCATAAGTTAGCAACTTTAAATGCCAGTTTTTCTGACATCTCAAATACTTCCATTAATATCCAGTGGGCATCCAACCACCCTTTGCAGTCTGAGCATCCATCTAAATACTCAAAATGTGCATTAAATGTTTTTAAGTCTGGATCGTAGATCTTTATGGAAACTAGCTTATCTTCTTTCGTGCTTATTACTGTTGGTTCCATCACACACCCCCTTTATTAAAAACTGTTTTTTCAATTAATTTTCCATTAGCATCATAAACCTTCCAGGTTGTATGGCACTCTTCCGAGCTCGCTACTTTACGCAAGCGATCTACCCAAGGCTCCATGCCAAAGTAAAGTTCAGATTCATAAAAGCATTTCCATGTTCCAAACCAGCCTGTGTTCTCATAGATCTTGAGAAACCAGCCGCCTTCGTCATGTGTTGACAAACCGAGAGTCGTTAAGATTCTTTCAAACTTCAGTTTGTAGTCTGGATAAAACTTATACATTCTTTTTTTCATCATGCACCTCCTACCAATAACTACTAAATGGAATTGCGTCTTTGTCGATACCCCAATAAATACCAATACCATTTTCGTGATTACCCACTTTGATCTCGTCTAGTCTGAGATTGACCTCTCTGCCATCATTCCAAAGAATGTCAACAGTGTTGTCAGTATGCACAGCAACAACCTCACCGAAGTCTAATGAGATGCCAGCACCATAAAAACCAGTAACTTTTTTAGTTTTTCTATTTAACATCATTCACCCCCATTTACATTATACATTACTTTGCATGTGTTTGTAGTGTTTTCGCAACTTGAGCATGGCAAGTAAACTGGATCTTTTTCTGCTGGTTCACCAGTCAAAGCATTTTTAAAAGTGATTTCGATTTTTCCAGTGCCTTCGCATTTTTCGCAGACCCCAGGCTCTTTGACATACTCGTTCTCAAAAACAGTTTTTAAACCAGCTTTGAGACCTTTTGCCATTTCTTTATCTTCCTTGCCATCAGCGCCAAAGCTGACAACTTCGAGATGTTCATCAAACCAATTATTCATCACGCACCCCCTTTGTTGTAGTGTTCTTTTTCGTGTTCATAATCTGCCAATATTGAATATCTGAGAGCTTCTGTTTTCTTCATGCTCTCAGCCCTTTTAGAAGTTAGCTCTTCAAGCTCTCCCCAGCCGTAATTTTCGCACATGAAAAACTTGCCATCGTTGAGCACGATGTCACCGACACTCATTGAAGGAATGGTTCCAGAACCAGTCAATGGTGTGACTGGATTGCCATGAAGATGGTTATAGGCAAACGCTTCTTCACTGTTGGTCAAGTGAAAAGCCTCGGCTGGTGTTTCGCAATTAATAGTAGCAACACAGCTATAGTATTTGAAATACTCTGGCTTGAATTTGCTAGAGTCTCGCATCATCTCAGTCCAGAGATCCCAACCGCAAGCAGGGCTACCATCTCTTGATTCAATTCCAAAACCCTCTTCGAGCCTGGCTCTCTTGTTGTGTATTGTGTAGAAATAAATCATCACGCACCCCCATTAAAGTATGTCTATAATTGATCCAGCTTCCCTGGCATCTTTCGCATATTCAGCCAAAGTTTTTTCTGGCTCCCAATACATGTCCCTTTCAATGCCGAGCTCAAAAGGCAATTTAATTTCTTCAATCTCTTTCAATCTAACGGAACCAAGTTCAGGAGATCCCATTCCCAAATCACACAACCCAAACATTATTCCGCTTTTTTTGTCGTATTCAGAGATCAACCAAGTTGCTGGTCCCATCGGGTTAAACAACTTTAAATATGGTTTATCGATAATTGCGTTCCCAACACTTTTAGCCAATTTGGTTTCTATTGCTTTAGTTATTAATTTCACAATGCACCCCCCTCTAATCTAGTTGGAAGGTATGGCGCTATAAAGTAAGTTTCAACCCACTCGCCCTTTATCAGTTTAAAAAGCGTGGTCAGCCTTTCGCCTTCCTTCACTTCCATTCCTTCTTTGTATTCTTTCCAGCCAAAATGTTTAATCATTTTTTCGTCCTTTTCTTTTTAAATTTACTATCCACATTTACAAGTATAAACACTTTTACATTAATAGCAACCCTTTTTACACCTTTTTTACATTATTATTTATTACCCAAAAAACAAATACTTATTTGTTATTTTCCAGTTTTTATATACAATTCTTGGATATGGCAAACAATATATTCAGTGGCATAGGCTCTCGTTCACCTATCGATGGCGAGTCGCGGATGGCATCCAGCGTCATGGAAAGCATCAGCAAATTGCCGAGCTTTGCTGAAGATACCGAGATACAGAGTTTCCAAAGAGGCGGTTTAGCCTTGGGTAAGGATTTTTACAGCAATCCTTTGCCATCGGGCTTGTATCCGATGGGAGAGCAATTTGACATCAGCTCCATGTATGCACCATCGTTGACACCCTTTATACCAGAAACCATAGATCAAGTATTTGGTTCTATTTATGATCCTTATGAGTCTGAGAGAGATCCAACCGAATGGTTAGATTTTGATCCTTGGAACAGGGATCCACAAATGGATCCGTTCAGACCGATCAGCCAGAGCTGGGAAGATGATTTTCGTTTCAATGTTGGCGACTGGGGCGACTGGACTGGCAGTGGCATAAGAGAAACAGCGCCACCCACAACGTATGGCGGAGTCCCACCGACTGGAACTCCACAGCCTGGAGACCCCGAATTTGTAGGTCCACCAGAGCCAGTAATACCCAGTGATCCAGTAAACGTAGGATCAGCAGGAGGAGAGCCAGTAATGGAAGAAACAGTTGTCACAGCGCAACAGCCTTCTTGGTGGCAAAATTGGTTTCCATGGATGGCTGGGCTTGGAGCTATGGCTGGGCTTGGTGGTATTGGTGGAGGCGCGAGTGCTACTGCTGGAGCTGGGACTGAAACAACAACCATAGATCCAACTACAGGTGAAGAAGTTGTTACAGGAGAGCCAGTAACAGGAACAGAAGCAACAGGCATATCTGGCATAGGAGCGCCTGGTTTGGGAACATTATTGATTCCTGGTGAAGAAGTATATACCGAAGAAAATGGCGGAGATCCCTATATTCCACAGGCGCAACCCTATGTTCCACCCATGGGATCGTTGATTCCATCACAGGTTACTTCTGACAATCCTTTTGTGTACTCACCATTGAATGTCGGTGATTATTCTTCAATTAGTGGCTATCTGGATCCAAGGACAATGTACGGAGATCCATTGGGATATACGCCTTATCTGGGTAGCGGAATCGGTGGGCTTTTGCCACAATCCGAATACATCCCTGGCGTTTCTGATATGTGGAATGATAATTGGGCTTATCCAATGTCCATGGAATCTATGGATCCAAGCTGGCGACCATCCATGCCTTGGGAGCTGTCAAACATGCCTGCTGATTTATATACGCAGCCACCACCTCCACCACCCGATGAAACACCACCGCCTGATGACACAACACCAGTTACGCCTGTAATACCGCCAGATATTCCAATAGATATTCCGCCAATTATACCTAGCGTTAGTCCAAACATTCCATTTGATCCAGAAACCTATGACTGGTCTGGAATTATGAACCAATATCGACCACAAACACCAACAATGCCAGATTTAAGCCAATATGCGTTGAAAACAGACTTGCCAACAATGCCAGAGATGCCAGAGCTCCCATCAGCAACACAATTTAATCCAGAAACCTACGATTGGTCGGGAATTATGAGTCAATATCAGCCAACAATGCCAGAAATGCCCGATTTGAGCCCTTATGCCTTAAAAGCAGATATGCCAACGACACCAACAATACCAGGGCAATTTGACCCTACAGGCTATGATTGGAGTAATATATTTAACCAATATCAACAAGAAATGCCTGAAATTCCGAATATTCCAAGTGTTTTTGACCCAACTGGCTATGATTGGGGCGGTATATTTGATCAATATCAGCAAGAAATGCCTGAAATTCCAGAAATTCCTTCCTTTACCGCATTTGACCCAGCAAATTATGATTGGGGCGGTATATTCAACCAGTATCAGCAAGAAATGCCAGAAATTCCTTCATACAATGCATTTAATCCAACTGGATACGATTGGCAGAATGTTTTTAACCAATATCAGCAAGACATGCCCAGTTTTGAAATGCCAGACTTAAGTGGTTATCTTACCCAAGGCGATTTAACCGCAGGTTTAGGCTCTTTGCCTAATTACAACGCGGAAATAAGAGCTTTGTCGGATAGAATGAATGCTTTAAACGCAAGATTTGACAACTATCAACCCACTCAAAATTATAACCAACCAGGTCTTGGGTTATTTACATAATTTAAAACATAATGCCATCACAAAAGCCTGTTTGGGATATTTTGTCCGAAGACCAACTCAAAGAAACTTTGGCTCTTCAGGAAAGATTGTTGCAAATCGACAGAAGAGAACAAGCGCAAGGCGATTTCTTAGATTTTGTCAGGCTAATTTGGGAAGACTTTATTGAAGGTAGGCATCATAAGATTTTTGCCGAAAAACTACAGGCGGTAGCAGATGGCAAAATAAAAAGATTGATTGTAAACATGCCACCAAGACACACAAAGAGCGAGTTTGCTTCTTATTTGTTTCCAGCTTGGCTGATTGGCAAAAAACCAGACCTAAAAATTATCCAAACAACACATACCGCAGAGCTCGCTGTACGTTTTGGTCGTAAAATGCGTAACTTGATGGATTCTATGGAATACAAAGACCTGTTTCCAAAAGTTACTTTGCGAGCTGACAATAAATCAGCAGGAAGATGGGAAACGGAAGAAGGTGGTGAGTATTTTGCTGTTGGCACAGGCGGAGCTGTAACTGGTCGTGGTGCTGATTTGCTGATAATCGATGATGTCCACTCAGAGCAGGATGCTTTGTCCCCTAGCGCATTAGAGCAAGCGTATGACTGGTATTTATCTGGTCCAAGACAAAGATTACAGCCTGGTGGAGCCATTGTTATCGTAATGACTAGATGGAGCACCAAGGATTTAACAGGAAGGTTGCTCAGTAAACAAACAGGAGAATATTCCGACAAGTGGGAAGTGGTTGAATTTCCAGCCATCTTTCCAGAAACAGGAAATCCGCTTTGGGGCGAGTTTTGGAAGAAAGAAGAATTATTGGCAGTCAAAGAATCTCTTTCTGTATCCCACTGGAATGCGCAATGGATGCAACAACCAACTTCCGAAGAAGGAGCGATCATCAAAAGAGAATGGTGGCGGTCTTGGGAAGGAGAGACAATACCTCCAGTTGAATATATTATTCAAAGTTATGATACTGCCTTTTTAAAAAAAGAAAGTGCAGATTATTCAGCAATAACGACTTGGGGCATTTTTTATCCGAATGAAGACGAAGGCGCTTCCTTGATATTGATGGATGCAAAGAGAGGTCGTTGGGAATTTCCAGAATTAAAAAAAATTGCTGCAAAGGAATATCGCTATTGGGATCCAGAAATGGTGATTATTGAATCCAAGGCTTCTGGGCTTCCGCTTACCCATGAGTTGAGACAAATAGGTATCCCAGTGGTAAACTTTTCTCCATCAAGAGGCAATGATAAACATGCTAGAGTCAATGCTGTGGCTCCAATGTTTGAGTCTGGACAGGTTTGGGCTCCAATTAATTTTAAATTTTCAGAAGAAGTAATTGAAGAATGTGCGGCTTTTCCGTTTGGTGATCACGACGATTTTGTGGACAGCACAACGCAAGCCTTGTTAAGATTTAGGCAGGGAGGATATTTACCATTGCCCAGCGATTACAAGGAAGATGAACTTCCACCACAGGCAAGAACTTATTATTAAAAATGGCTGACAATATCGACAAAAGAATAAATGGAGCTTCCGAAAATCTGGAAGACCTCCAAATAGCTCCTGAAATGGTAGAAATGCCAGATGCAGATCTTCTGGAAAATGCATTAATACAAATGCAAGAAGATGGTAGCGCCATTTTTGGTGCTGAGATGGATGGTGGCGAAGAAGTCCCATTTGATGCAAATTTAGCTGAATATATAGACGATTCTGAGTTAATAGGCGTTGCGTCTGGTCTTATTTCTGGCATAGAAGAAGACAAATCTTCTAGGAAAGACTGGGAAGAAACATACAGCAAAGGCATAAAACTGCTTGGTTTTAAAAATGAAGAAAGATCACAGCCATTTGAAGGATCTTCAGGCGTTCATCACCCGCTTTTGGCTGAATCCATAACACAATTTCAAGCCCAAGCATACAAAGAGCTGTTGCCAGCATCGGGACCAGTTAAAACACAGGTTTTAGGTGTTGCAACTGGAGAAAACACTGCGCAAGCAGAGCGTGTCAAGGAGTTTATGAACTACCAAATCATGCATGTGATGGAAGAGTACGATCCAGAGCTCGACCAGCTTCTTTTTTATTTACCGCTTTCTGGTAGCGCGTTTAAAAAGGTTTATTATGACCAAACCATGGAAAGAGCTGTTTCAAATTTTGTGGCAGCCGAAGATTTGCTTGTTCCATACACAGCAACCGATCTTTTAACCTGCTCCAGAATCACTCACATTGTCAGGATGTTCGACAACGAGCTCAAAAAACTTCAAGCATCTGGCTTTTATAGAGATATAGAAATTAATCCAGAAGTAAACACTTCTTCTGGTTTGGAAGTTCAGTCTGCAATTGATGAAGCTCAAGGAGTTGAGCCAACTGGTGTTTCTGACCAAGAATACAGTTTGTATGAAGTTCATACCGACCTTGATCTCCCTGGCTTTGAAGATGTTGACCAAAATGGAGAGATGACTGGCATAAAACTGCCATATATCGTTACCATCGATGAAGACAGCACAAAAGTTTTATCAATTAGGCGAAATTGGGCTCAAACCGATTCTCGTCGCATGAAAATACAATATTTTGTGCATTACAAATTTTTACCTGGTCTTGGTTTTTATGGTTTTGGCTTAACCCACATGATTGGTGGCTTAACTCAGTCATCAACATCTATCTTAAGGCAGTTGATTGATGCTGGAACACTTGCAAACCTGCCAGCAGGCTTTAAAGCCAGAGGCATAAGGGTCAGAAATGAAGACGATCCATTACAACCTGGTGAATTTAGGGATGTTGATGCTCCAGGCGGAAGTTTGCGTGATGCACTCATGCCATTGCCATTTAAAGAGCCATCAGCAACATTATTGAACCTTTTGGGCATTTTGGTCGATTCTGGAAGGCGTTTTGCGTCAATTGCCGACATGAAAGTGGCTGATTCCAACCAAGCAATGCCTGTTGGAACCACTGTTGCCATGCTGGAAAGGGGAACCAAGGTCATGTCAGCCATCCATAAAAGGCTTCATTACGCACAAAAGGTTGAATTTAATATTTTAGCTCGCGTTTTCGCCCAATACTTGCCACCAGAGTATCCATACCAGACAATTGGTGGTCAACAGCAGATAAAAGCTATGGATTTTGATGATCGTGTTGACATTATTCCTGTTTCCGACCCAAATATTTTCTCAATGAGCCAAAGGATTATGATGGCGCAAACTCAACTACAGCTTGTTCAGTCAAATCCAGAAGTTCATGGTCCACAAGGAATGTATCAGGCTTATAAACGTATGTATGAAGCATTGGGAGTGCAAGATATTGACTCTATTTTGTCTCCTCCACCAGAACCACAGCCTAGCGATCCAGCTACAGACGCTCAAAACATTCTTAAAGGTCAGTCTGTTCAGGCTTTCCCTGGTCAGGATCACGATGCTTATGTTCAAACATACATGTCTGTTTTACAAACAATGCCAGCGCAGTCCAATATGGCAATTTACTCAACTTTAGTGTCACAAATGTATCAACATGTGTCTTTAAAGGTAAAAACTGCTATAGAACAGCAAATGCAACCCCAAATACAGCAGATTTTAATGCAAAGTGGTGGTAATATGACCCCAGAAATACAAATGAGCATCAAAAACATGATTGACAATGCAGCCAGCCCCATCATTGCACAGGAAATAACGAAAATTAATCAAAATATAGCTCCTCCGCAACAGGAAGATCCATTGGTAACGCTTAGAAGACAGGAATTAGCCATCAAAGGAGCTGATCTTGAGCGTAAGGCTCGCGAATTTGACTCAAAACAGGGCATGGAAATTGAAAAAATAAGAAGTGGTGAACAAATATCAAGAGAGAAAATGGGCTCCCAAGAACAAATAGCAGATGACAAGATAGATGTTGCGCTGGAAAAACTTGACCAACAAGCCGACTTTAAAGAAGCAGATCTTAGGCGCGACAAATAATGGATCTGATTTCCCTTGCACAATTCATTCTTAAAACAATTAGAGACAGAAGAGATCAGATTGGTGAGCTTCTTACATCTGGAAATGTTAAAAATATGGAAGAATATCGATCTTTGGTTGGTGAAATAATGGGCATGTCTTTTGTTGAACAGGAGCTTAGAACTGTATTAAAAAATGCGGAGATGTTAGACGATGAGTAATGGTTTGTTGGTTCCTACACATATAAAAAAGGAACAGGAAATAGCGAAGCAAAATGCTTTAAAACAAAAAGAACTTAAGGATGAGCCAAAGGAAGAGCCAAAAAAAACTGTTGAAGAGGCTTATGTTGAGCCAGAAGAAAAAATTTTAGATCCAGATCTTTTGTCAAAGTCATTGCTGGAAAGAATGCCATCTCCTACTGGGTGGAGATTGTTGGTTTTACCCTATAAAGGCAAAGCGGTTACTGATGGCGGAATTATGTTGACAGAATCAACGCTGGAGAAAAGAGCTTTAACAACAGTTGTGGCTTATGTTTTAAAAATGGGTCCTTTATGTTATAAAGATACTAAGAAGTTTGGTGCTGACACAAAATGGTGTCAGGAAAGAGACTGGGTTTTGATTGGTCGTTACTCAGGAGCTAGATTTAGACTTGAAGATGATGCGGAAGTTCGTATTATTAATGATGATGAGGTTTTAGCTACCATACTAAATCCTGATGATATAACACATGTCGCGTAAATATGCACATGCAACCATGGAGGAATAACCATGCCAGAAGCAGTTGAAAAACAAAAAACCGAAGCCGAAGAATTAATGATCCCTGTTGGTGAAGATGAAAAAGAAACCATTGTTTCTTTAGAAGAATCAAACATCAGAACAGTTGAAGATCAAAAAACACCCGAAACAAAAGAAGCTATCGAAGCCTCACAGCCAGAAGAAGAGCTTGAAAGCTATTCTAAAAATGTCAAGAAAAGGATCGACAAACTTACTCGCAAGCTAAGAGAGACAGAACGAAGAGAAGCTACAGCTCTTGAATACGCAAATAATGTAAGATCTGAGATTGATGCAATGAAATCTAGGGCAAACACCTTGGATCAAAATTATATTTCTGAGTATGAAAATAGGGTTACTGTTCAAGGACAGGCTGCCGAAAAAGAGCTGAAAAATGCGCTTGATGCTGGAGACTCAGCAAAAATTATTGCAGCGAACAAGGTTTTAGCCCAAGTTGCTGTTGAAGAAGAGCGTATCCGCATGACCAAACAACAACAAGAAGTACAGAAACAGCAACAAGAAGCCTATGCAAAAATGGCTCAACAACAACAAGCAGGTCAAGCAAACAACATGCAAGCACCAAATATGCAAGCACCAAATCAGCCAGTGGATCCAAAGGCTGAAGAATGGGCTCGTAAAAATGACTGGTTTGGTGCTGATGAAGTTATGACTTATGCATCTTTTGGCATCCATGCGAATCTTATAGAGAAAGAAGGATTTGACGCAAACTCGGATGAATACTATGATGAAATAGATAAAAGAATGCGAAAAGCATTCCCACACAGATTTAATGAAGAAGAAAAATCTACAGAACAACGGAAAATCGCTCAAACTGTTGCCTCTGCTAATAAATCAACTGGGCGCAAGAAGAAGGGCGTAAGACTTACTCCATCTCAGGTGGCTATTGCTAAAAAACTCAATGTGCCACTGGAAGAGTACGCTAAGTACGTCAGTTTAGGTGTAAATTAAGGAGTTGCTATGTCTGATATAAATGAAGGACAAACTATTGATCGCTCAACTCGCGAATCGAGTTCTCGTTCTAGTGTAGAACGACGACAACCCTGGAGACCACCCAATATTTTGGATGCTCCTCCACCCCCTGATGGTTATAAGCATCGTTGGATCAGAGAGTCCATTCTCAATGAGCCAGATGTAAAAAACATGACCAATCGAATCCGCGAAGGGTTCGAGCTTGTCAGGGCAGAGGAATATCCAGATTGGAATGGCACTCCAGTCATTGAAGAAGGAAAACATGCTGGCATTATTGGTCAGGGTGGATTATTGTTGGCTCGAATCCCCATCGAAACAGTAAGGGAAAGAGAATCATACTATAATCAAAGAACCCAAGAGCAAATGGACGCTGTTGACAATGATCTTTTTAAGGAAGAACATCCTTCAATGCCGATTCACAAACCTGAAAGACGAACTAAAGTCACATTTGGCGGACAAAAACCAGCTAATTTGGAAGAATAAGTTGTTTTTGTCTCTGTTTTAACCTGTTGGTAATAAAGGATAATTTTTATGGCAAATAAAGATGCCCCTTTTGGAATGAGACCGATTAGGATGGTAAGTGGAGAGCCTTTTTCGGGAGGCTCAAACCGCTATAGAATTACAGCTAATTATGACACAAATATTTTTATGGGAGATCTTGTTGAAATTGCAACTGCTGGTACTATTACCAGAGTTGCAGCAAGCAACACTGATCCAGTATTAGGTGTGTTCCTTGGTTGTTTCTATACCGATCCTACGACCTCAAAGCCGACCTATAGTAACTACTACCCTGCTAGTACCAATGCATCGGATATTATGGCTAATGTCGTTGATGATCCAAATGTTATGTTTGAAATGCAAGCTGACGCAGCGTTCCCAGTAGCTGATTTGTTTGGCAACTTTGATATAGTTGACAACTCACCAGTTGGGGACACTAATTCTGGATGGTCAAGGATGGAGCTTGATGTAACCACTGGAGCTACGACTTCAAATTTGCCTATCAAGGCAATGGATATATCTCAAGATCCGCAAAATTCTGATGTTTCTTCCGCAAATACAAATGTTGTTGTTGTTTTTAACAACCAATTGTATAGTGGCGGAACTGCTGGTCTAGCATAGTAAATGAGGACTGAATAATGGCTATTTCAAGATCGCAACTTGTGCGAGAATTAGAACCTGGACTTCATGCCCTCTTTGGTCTCGAATACGAAAAGTACGCAAAGGAATATTCAGAAATTTTTGATACTGAAAGTTCTGATCGTGCTTTCGAAGAAGAGGTTATGATGGTCGGATTTGGAAATGCCCCAACGAAACAGGAAGGATCAGGCGTTGATTACGACACTTCATCAGAAGCATGGGTGGCTAGATATAGCCATGAAACCATAGCTCTTGCGTTTTCTTTAACAGAAGAAGCAGTTGAAGATAACTTGTATGACAGGCTTGGAGCTAGATACTCCAAGGCACTTGCGCGAAGCATGGCTCATACAAAAGAAGTGAAAGGCGCTAATGTCCTAAATAATGGTTTTAGCAGTAGTTATACAGGTGGTGATGGTAAGGCTCTCCTTACTACTGACCATCCGTTGACCTATGGTGGAACTTTAGCAAATGAACCCAGCACTGCGGCTGATTTAAACGAAACTTCTTTGGAAAATGCGGTTATTAACGTAGCTGCTTTCGTTGATGAGCGCGGACTAACGCTTGCGTTGCAACCAACCAAGCTAATTGTCCCGCCAGCACTTCAGTTCACTGCTGATCGTCTGTTGGAAACACCAGGTCGAGTAGCGACTGCTGATAATGACATAAATGCAATCCGTAACTTAGGAATGATTCCACAGGGATATACTGTAAATCACTTCTTAACTGATACAGATGCATGGTTTGTCAAAACCGATGCTCCTAATTCGTTAAAGCATTTCGACAGGTCTTCATTGAAAACTTCAATGGAAGGCTCATTCGACACTGGAAATGTTCGTTATAAAGCAAGGGAAAGATACAGCTTTGGCTGGTCTGATCCTCGCGGAATATACGGATCTCCAGGGGCTTAGTTTAGAAAATGGAACGCTGACGACGACGTTTCTTACTCAATCGACGTAGAGAAGAGGGCTGAAAAGCCCTCTTTTTTTATCTGAATCTAGGTCCAAGCAACCAAGCGACAAGAACATGCCTATCGCCTTTGGTTATTTTATTAACTTTGTGCGGAATAAAAGAGCTAAAAGCAACAACATCTCCCGCGCTTGGTTTGGTGTTTTTTTCTTCATCTCCTATTCTAAAAACGAGCTCACCGCCTTCATAGTCTTCATTAAGTAGGACAGAAATGCCTATTTTTCTTTTTCCAGTTGTTTCTGTTGATCCTAAGTCTATATGCCAGTCATACCCATTTGATGGAGCTGTATAGTGCATAATTTGTATTTTTTCTACTCCTTCTAGCTTGTATTTAAAATACTGATTGATTTGGATGGCAATTGTTTTTAATAATTCATAGGCTTTTTTTTCATCATCTTCAATAAAATAGATATTTACATCCCTGTAATCAGAGTCTTTTTCTTCTTTTCCAGCTTTGGCTACCTTTCCTTTGATTGGGGAAATTTTATTTTCTAAAGATAAAAAATAATCAACATGTTCTTTTGATATGGAGATTCCACCACAAATTCCATGTTTTGGCAGAGATTTGTTCAATTTTTTGTTTTGTTCTTGAATGATTGCATTGTTTAGACTATCATTTTTAACAATGGCACACAAAATTTGTGTTCAGAACTAGGGTAAATTTATCTATCGACTGACCTAGCAGACAAGCCAAGACGATAGAGTTTTTTTTCGGGAGAAAAATTATGGCAAACACAACCTTTAATGGTCCAGTTAGATCAGAGGGCGGCTTTGAACAAATCAGCAAAAACTCTACTACAGGGGCTATAACAACCAATTTAGACGTTGACAGTAGCGGTAATGTTACAACAACTGGGTATGTTTCTTCTTACGCCAATGTCAGTAGCATTACAGATGCTACCAAATCAGTGGAATCAACCGATTCAGGCACAGTTTATACTCTGAACAGAGCAGCAGGTATAGTGGTAACACTGCCGACTGCGGTAGCAGGGCTAAACTACACCTTTATCGTTGGCACTACCTTTACAGGCGCAGGACAGATCAATACAGACAATACCAGTGATTTATTCTCTGGTTTTGCTACGATCTTTGATCCAGCAACTGCAACCGATAACAACACTTTCATTCCTGATGCCAGTGATGACGACACCATTGACTTAGGGTCGGCAGCACAAGGCTGGTTGGTAGGCGGAGTAATTCGTCTGGTAGCAACAACAGCAGCAGTATGGCATTGCGAAGCATTTTTGCATGGTGATGGCACTCTAGCTACTCCATTTGAATAAGGAGTAAACCATGGGCGGATCAAACGTACAGGCATCTGTTCCTTTAACAAGCACTGGACAATTACAGGGTTATGTTGGATCAGGCGCGGGTTCGGCAACGGATCTTGGGTCTATCAGAATACAATCTATCCAAGCTCAAACAAGTGCAGCAGATGCAACGATCATCATATACGATGGCACAAGCGCGAGCAGCACTAAAATAATAGCTCAATTTAAGTTTGGAACAGCAGCGAATGAGTCTTTTGACCATTATATACCCAGTAATGGGTGTTTTTTTGGAACAGGAGCTTATGTTGCATTAGCAAATTGTGATTTTTTTGTTGCTTATTATCAGTAAAGATCAGGAGTAAATAATGCCTGGATTAACAAATAGAAGACGAGCAATACAAGAAGGATCTGATTGGACTAAGGGATATTCTGAAGGCGGTTCTGTAAAGAAGTATGCAAAAGGAGGCGCTGTTGGAGCTGGAGCTGTTTCTAAAAAAGAAATGGAGCTTTTTAAAAACGCAATGGGCGTGGGCTCTGGAGTTTCAGATGTTGCAATAAGAAAGGCAATTCTGAAAAAAATTGGAAAAACCAAAGGATCTGTTTCTGAAAAAGAAATAGCCCTTCTTGAGCAAGCAGCTCCAAAATTAGCGAAGAAAGCTAAAAAACGAAGCGCGAAAAAATAAATGGCTACATCTGGAAGCAAGGATTTTAGTCCCGATGTTGCTGAGTTTATAGAAGAAGCATTTGAACGCTGTGGCAAGGAACTTCGCACCGCTTATGATGCAATAACAGCGCGTCGTTCATTGAATCTTCTGTTGGCTGATTGGGCTAATAGAGGATTAAACCAATGGACTGTTTCCCAAGCTAGTGTTTCCTTGACTGAAGGCACAACCAATTATTCGTTGGATTCTGACAATCCCACTGCTGTTATTGATGTTCTGGATGCCTTTATTCGTCGATCTGTAAACAGCACAGACACAGACTTCCAAATTTCAAAGATAAGCAGAAGCCAATATGCCGACATCCCTGTAAAAACAACGAAAGGCAGACCATCCCAGTATTTTGTTGACAAACAGATCACCCCAAAGATTTATCTTTATCCAGCTCCAGAAAACAGCACAGACAAGCTCTATGTCAATCGCTTGATAAGAATGGATGATGCAGATGCGTCTGTGAATACCGTGGATATGCCATTTCGCCTTTATCCAGCTCTAACAGCAGGATTATCTTATTATTTGGCAATGAAAATAGCTCCAGAACGTATTGCTTTACTCAAACCAGTGTATGATGAGGAATTTCAAAGAGCCCTAGACCAAGATGAAAGTCGTGCCAGCTTTAGGGTTTCCCCAAGTTTATCCAATTACAACAGACCCTAAATGGCTTATGCAAGCGGAAAATATGCTTATGGCATGTGTGATCGTTGTGGTTTTCGATACTATTTAAGCGAACTAAGGAAAGAATGGAATGGTCTAAAGACCTGTCCTGAGTGTTTTGAGACAAAACAGCCACAATTAGAGCCAAACCCACATGTTGCGGATCCAGAAGCATTGTATCAACCAAGACCAGATTTGGATATTGAAGCTGGTCAAGGTAGAGTTTATACTGTAAACAACAGTGATGTAGATCCAAATCAAGATGTAATTGGAAGTGCTTTTGATGGATTGGAAGGAACAGGAGAAACAGGAGATTTGACAATATCAACATGAGTTTTACTTACGCAACATTAAAAACAGCCATCCAAGATTACATGGAAAATGATGAAACGACATTTACCAATAATTTGGATGTTTTTATAAAGGATATTGAAGAAGACATCCTGAAAAATGTTGAGCTTTTGTCTTATCGAAAGAATGTAACTGGAACAGCAGCATCAGGAACTCCATATCTTGGAATGCCATCTGACTATCTTTCCGCTTTCAGCCTGGCGGTCATTAGCTCCAGTATTTATTACTATTTGCTTTTAAAACATCCTTCTTTTATGCGGGATTACACACCAAACGCTTCTACCACTGGTCGTCCAAAATATTATGCTCAATTTGACAATGACACGTTTATTATTGCTCCAACCCCAGATGAAAATTATACATTTGAGCTCCATTATTTTTATCGACCAGCTTCATTAACTGCTGGAGCTTCCGATGGCACTACTTATTTATCAACAAATGCTCCTAATACTTTATTGTCTGGATGTCTGTTGCAGGCAGCCTTGTTTATGAAGGTGGATCCTGCTGAAATAGCTGTTTATCAACAAAATTATGACAGGGAACTTGGACAGCTTAAAAATTGGGCTGAAGGCAGACAAACACAGGAAGAGTTCCGTTACGATAGAATTAGGCAACAAAGTCCTTAAAATCAAAAAATGCTTAATGGAAACAGTCCATCCAACAAGGATAAAACACTAAAAGGTAAAAAAGTTGCCATTGTTGCCATGGGCAAAAGTCAACTCGACTATCACCTGTCCATTAGCCATAGTAAAGAATACGACGAAGTTTGGGCGATTAATTCCATGTGTGCGGTTATCAAATCAGATCGAGTGTTTTTAATGGATCCTGTGTCCCGATTTTTTGAAACCAATGATGCTGGACCACAGACAAAAGTTTTGTGCAAAACATTGCCGAAATTAAAATGCCCTGTTTATTCTTGTGAATTGGACAAAAGAGTTCCAAGCCTTAAACTATACCCACTTGAAAAAGTAATAAAGGCAACTAATTGTGGTTATTTCAATAACACGATTGCCTATGCTATTGCCTTTGCTTTATACAAGGAAGTAGCACAAATCAGTCTTTATGGTGCAGACTTTAGTTATACAACCAATGTTCATTTTGGCGAGCTTGGAAGAGCTTGTTGTGAATTTTGGTTGGCTAAATGTATGACACAAGGAATTGATGTTTCCGTAGCAGCAACTTCGCCCATGTTGGACACAAATATTCCAGAGAAAGAAAAATTATATGGATACCACAGACTTGATAATCCACCTGTGGTATATTTAAAAGATGGTGAGCTTAAGGTAACTGAATTTGACAAGATACAGCCTGATGAAAAAGTGCCTTTTGGTGTTTCAGGAAGAAAAGACATTTCAGCCAGCTTAAGTCCACCAGAACCAGAGAAATACTGATGGAAACAGATCCTTTTGACATGTCCCTCGGTGATCTGGGAGTGAAAACAACACATGGCAGAGGTCATACATTTGCAGAAGTTGCAGAAATGGCTACTGATAAATTGATTTCGGTGAGTGACACAGCACCAGAACCAATTAGAGCGCAAGCCCATGCCTTTAAAAACAGATGTCGCTATATAATTGCATATTATATGAAAGAGGCTATTAATAACCATATTTGTACGATATGCAATCAATTGGAAGCGCAAGGTCATAAAGATCTGGCGAATATAATCAGGAGGCTATAATGGCTATAACTCAAGCAATGTGTACTTCTTTCAAAAGTGAGCTTATGCAAGCGGTACATAATTTTAAAGCTACTGGAGGAAACTCTTTCAAGCTCGCTTTATATACTAGCTCTGCGACTATGAGTGCTACTACTACTGCTTATAGTACAAACCAAGAAGCATCAGGAACGAACTATACTGCGGGGGGATCGGCTTTAACAAACATTGCCCCGACAACATCAGGAACCACAGCGTTTACCGATTTTTCTGATTTGACTTTTGGAACAGCTACCATCACTGCAAGAGGTTGTATGATCTATAATGATACAGCTACTGGTGATCCAGCAGTTGCAGTCTTTGATTTTGGTGGAGACAAAACCAGTACCGCAGGCAGTTTTACCATAACTTTCCCAACCGCAGACGCAAGTAACGCTGTTATTAGAATAGCGTAATTTAGCCCATGGCTAATATCACTGGCTGGGGTCGGAGTACATGGGGTTCTGGCACTTGGGGTGAACCAGTCGCTGTTGAACTTACTGGTTTAGCAGGGACAACCGCACTAGGTACAGAAACTGTTAGTGCTGCGGCAAATGTTGCAGTAACAGGACTTGCTGGTACAGGTGCTGTTGGTACAGTTGTTGCAACGGGTCAAGCCAATGTAACCGAAACAGGAGTCGCAGGAACCAGCGCATTAGCCAGTGTTACCCCTTCAGGCGCAGCCAATGTAACAGAAACAGGACTAGCGGGCACAGGTGCGGTAGGCACTGTACTCGCAGCGGGCTTTGCAATCACAGGAGTCAGTGGAACAGCTTCCACAGTTTCTCAAGGCGATGAAACAGTTACAGGCGCTGCTAATGTTTATCCAACAGGACTTGCGGGAACCAGTGCTTTAGGTAGTGTTGGCATTATTGGCAACAACATTATTGGTATTACCAGTGATGCGTTGACCTCTGGACTTGGTTCGCTGACCATTACTACGCATGTTGATATTGCATTAACTGGATTGGCTGGAACAGGCGGAATAAGCCAAATACTTGTTTGGGGAATTATTGACACTGATCAAGACCCAGAATGGGCAGCCGTTAGTGACACACAGGATCCAGAGTGGACAGACGTAGCAGCGTAGAGTTAGAATAAAAGATGAGTTATACTCATATAAATCGACGGAGGAAATAAGCATGGCGACTTATGTTAATGATTTAAGACTCAAGGAAATTGCTACAGGTGACGAATCAGGAACCTGGGGCACATCAACCAATACGAACCTATCGCTCATCGGGGAAGCAGTGAGTTATGCAACTCAAGAGTCTTTTTCCAGTGATGCAGACGTAACAACCACTGTAGCTGATGGCGCAGCAGACCCTGCTCGCGCTTTCTATTTCAAAGTAACATCAAGCGGTTCTTTATCCGCAACCAGAGTGCTCACTATTGCACCAAACACAATGAGTCGTGTTCAGATTATTGAAAACGCAACCAGTGGCTCACAAATCATAACCATCAAACAAGGAACTGGGGCTACTGTAAATATCCCCAATGGCGAAACCAGAATGGTTTATATGGATGGTGCTGGCAGTGGCGCAGCAGTAGTCGATGCACTGGCAGACATAAATATTGGCGGTAAACTTACAGTCGGTGTCGATGACACAGGATACGATGTAAAATTCTTCGGAGCTACTTCTGGGGCTTATATGCTCTGGGATGAATCCGCTGATGATCTGGTTTTAGCAGGTGCGGCAGGCTTAGATATTGCAGGAGATATAGATGTTGATGGCACAGCTAATTTAGACGTAGTAGATATTGATGGCGCAACTCAAGCAGATGGAACTATCACAGTTGGTGTCGATGACACAGGTTACGATGTTAAGTTTTTCGGAGCAACATCAGGTGCTTACATGCTTTGGGACGAATCGGCTGATGACTTAAAATTAGTAGGAGCTGCGGGATTAACTGTTGCTGGTGATGCAGATATTGATGGAACTACAAACTTAGACGCTGTTGATATTGATGGTGCTGTGCAAGCAGATGGAACTATTACAGTAGGCGTGAATGACACAGGCTATGACGTAAAATTCTTCGGGGCAACATCAGGGGCTTATATGCTCTGGGATGAGAGTGCTGATGACTTGAAACTGGTAGGAGCAGCAGGGCTAACTGTTGCTGGTGATGCAGACATTGACGGAACGACTAATCTTGATGCTGTTGATATCGATGGAGCAGTACAACTAGACAGCACACTTACTGTTGGCGTGGATGACACAGGCTATGATGTCAAACTTTTCGGTGCTACTGCTAGTAAATATATGCTGTGGGATGAATCAGCAGACAGTTTAATTGTTAAAGATATTGTAGATGCAGTTAATTTTAAAGTTAATGGTGGTCAAGGTACTGACGGACAAGTTTTAACCTCAACAGGAAGTGGAGTAGCTTGGGAAGACGCTGCTGGCGGTGTAACAGGACTGACAGGTTTAGTAGAAAACAATTCAATCTGGCTTGGTAATGATCCAACATCAACTACAAGCACAGCAGAACAAAATGTTGCTGTAGGTACAACGGCTCTTGATGCCATAACGACTGGTGATAAAAATACTGCTATTGGCTATAACGCTCTAACCGCTAATACTACAGCAGATTTCAATGTCGCAATTGGTCGTGGTGCAATGACCACTAATACGACAGGGGCAGGCAATACGGCTGTCGGAACTGCTTCTCTGGATGGAAACTCAACTGGAAACTATAACACAGCCGTTGGTTATAATTCTTTGTTGACAAACAGCACTGCGGCAGACAACACAGCCGTTGGTTATAATGCTTTGTCTCTTAATACAACAACAGCAAATAATACAGCAGTTGGTAGATCAGCTTTAGCAAATAATGTAGCAGCAAATAATACTGCCGTTGGTAAAAGTGCTTTAGCTGAAAACACCACAGGCGTATCTAATACAGCAGTTGGTCAGAATGCTTTAAATGCAAACACTACATCTTCTTATAATACGGCAGTTGGTAAAGGTGCTTTAGCAGCAAACACCTCAGGAGGAGCAAATACAGTTGTTGGTGAAAATTCAGCAGTAGCACTAACTACAGGCACTGGTGTTACAGTTATTGGTAGAAATTCTTTAGCAGCAGCCACTACATCAAGTAATAATATCGCAGTTGGTCAGAATGCTGCTGTGTCCTTAAGCAGCGGTGAATATAATATTGCTATTGGTAATAATTGTATGTATGCCGTAGTTACAGGCGATAAAAATATAGGAATTGGTAATGATACTTTTACTCAACTGACAAGTGGCGCAGCCAATATAGCAATGGGTCGCTATACTTTGGATGCTTTAACGACTGGTAGTAATAATATTGGAATAGGTGCGCCTTCTTTGTCAGGAGTTACTACAGGTGATAATAATATTGGAATAGGTGTAGGTGCTTTAACAGCAAGCACTACAGCATCAGGTAATACTGCTGTTGGTCATAATGCTTTAACAGCAGATACCACAGGCGCATCGAATACTGCTGTTGGTTATCTTGCTTTAGATGCAAATACTACAGCTAGTAACAACACAGCAGTTGGAAACAATGCTTTAGGTGCTAACACCACAGGTGGCTATAATGTTGCATTAGGTGTTGAAGCAGGAGATAAAATTACCACAGGACAAACCAATATTTGTATTGGATATGGCGCAGATACATCTGCATCAAGCAGCGATAATCAAATAGTTATAGGACCTATAAACGGAGGTGAAAACAATCAATTTACTTTTGGAAAAGCATCTAATGTAGTTCAAAATGAATTTGATACTGATGCTAATTGGACTCGAACCTCTGATATTAGAAAGAAAAGAGATATTAAAGACGATACTTTAGGTCTTGGGTTCATTAATGATCTGCGTACAGTAACCCATAAATGGAAACCCTCTAATGAATTTCCTAAAGAATGGCAGGAATACAGCGAAGAAAACAACATGAACCTAGATGCAGTAATGCATGGAATGATTGCTCAAGAGGTCAAAGGGGCTTTAGATAAAGCAGGTGTAGATACTTTTACAGGATGGAAAGAAAGATCAGATGGCAGTCAAACAGTATCCAGAGAAATGTTTGTAATACCACTAATTAAAGCAGTACAAGAACTCTCGGCAGAAGTCGAGGCATTAAAACAACAACTAAACCAAGAGGAATAAAAAATGGCAGTGACTAAAACTTTAACAGTGGCAATCCCCTATAACAAGAGTAGCAAAGTCCAGCAATGGGATTTTACGATGAAGTACGAGGAAGGGGCTGATGCCACTTACTATACCTCGTCTTTCCAAACATCAATCCCAGCTACTGATCCAGTTACTGGTGCTGTGAATTTCACACCCAAGGCGGAAGCATCATGGACATTGGCTGAATTGACCTCTCTTTGCCCGACAAGCCAGTGGGATAATGTGTTTGCGAGTCAATACGACAGCGTAATTACCAATCCGCCTGATGATCCTGTGCCTGATCCAAGTTACGTTATTCCAAGCTAGTCATGGCTGAAGCAAAAGAAAATGTGGTCTTTCTGGACGACAAGGAAGTCAAGGTAGCTGATCTTAGTGATGAGCAAAAATACCTCCATTCACAGGTTATTGATTTAACGAACCAGAAAGCAAGGATTACCTTTCAATTGGATCAGGTAAACGCCTCACTGAAGGTTTTTAAAGATGCTTTTGTCAAATCAACCAAGGAAAAAGCGGAAGAAGTTTTAGCTGTTGACAATGGCTGACGAGGACATAAAGGTAGAAGTACATCCATTGCCTTCAGTGTTTCTTATGGAAACACAGATGCCAGAGAAAATGGTCAATGACCTTAACACTTATTTGGACGATTTGTTGAAACAGGATGATCGTGAGTCCTTGGCAGGTACGTTAGTAGGGCAAATCCATCGTGGTGAACAACTGAACATGGACCCAGAACATGAATTGTTACAGGAATACTGCCAGTTTGTAACAGGTTTGGGGGCTTCGTATGTGAATACAGTGATGGAACAAACAGGACACGCCTTGGAAAAGCCGAGGCAAGTGGGAATAGATGAAGTCTGGTCGGTGCATAGTTTTGAAGGTGATTACAACCCGATCCACGATCATGGCACGAAAACCATTATGGGTATATCAACAACAGCGTGGACAAAAGTGCCACAGCAGATATTGGACCAACCGACAGCAGGATCACCGCAATACAGCAAATACAATGATTCTGGAGCCTGTGATGGCTATTTGGCGTTCAGTTATGGGCGCAACCAGATCATGGATGTGGAGCGATTGCGACCCCCACAGAGCGCAGAAGTGCAACCACAGGTAGGAAGGCTATTCGTTTTTCCATCGTGGTTACAGCACATGGTTTATCCTTTCTTCGGGAAAGGTGAACGCAGGACAGTGGCATCGAATCTTAACTGTTGGGAAGTGCAAGAACAACCAGCGACATGAGCAAGTTGTCGGTAGCACAAATTAACGCAAAGATTGAGGCTCACGAAGCGGTCTGTGCAGAGCGTTGGCTTGAGATCATTAACAGGGTAAAAAGGGTGGAACATTTTATTGTTGCCACATTGATTACTCTGGTAATAGGGATGGCTGGAATTATATTCGGGTCATAAATTTTAACAACCGAGGGAAATTATGGGTACTTTAGTAAATATTGTAACTCTTATTATGCTTATTGTTACTGGCGCAAGCATTATTGCTGCGATTACACCTACGCCAAAGGATGATAAATGGATAGGTAAACTTTATAAGCTGATTGATATTGCTGCATTAAATATTGGAAAAGCCAAAGATCGAGGAAACTAGGATCATGGATGGAGCAATTATATAAAGACGGAAAAATATCTGAAAAGGAATATAGCAATTATGTTTTTTACAAAAAAGGTTTTTGGATATGCTTTGCATACGTCTTATTCGATACACTTAGAGCCTATGGCTTGTTGTAAGAATGTATGAGTACCAATGCGAAGTTAAAAGGATAGTTGATGGGGACACTGTAGATGTCATCATCGATTTAGGGTTTTCTATACATTTTTCTACCAGAGTCCGTCTTTACGGAATCGATACCCCCGAATCACGCACACGAGACAAGGATGAAAAAGTCCGAGGCTTTTTAAGCAAAGATTATTTAAAAGAATGGCTTGACCAAGGTGGCGTTATCATTCGTACCTATAGGGATAAAAAAGGTAAGTTTGGCAGGGTGCTGGGCGAAATGGTTGTTGGGGGGCGTAACATCAATTTACTCATGGTTGAAGAGAACCTTGCTGTTAAATACGAAGGGCAGAGCAAGGACGACATAAAGAAAGAACATCAGGTTAATCGGGAGAAGTTGATTGAGAAGGGGATTTTTGACCCAAGTGAAGTATGATGAAACGCTTGTTGGGCATATCTGGAATAGTTTTCTTCTTTGCCTTGTCGAGTACCTTTACTACGATTCGGGCAGAGCAAACAGGTGACTGTACTGCTGGTACTGAGTTTTGTGAACAGAACTCGTTAGCGACCACAAATACCACGACTACTACAAATACCAATACGAACACCAATACGAACACTAACACGAACACAAATACTAATACGAATGCCAATACGAACACCAATACCAATACAACCACTACGACATCTACTGGTACAAATACTAATACCAACACAAATACAAATGCGAATACAAACGTAAATACCAGCACAGCAACAAATACCAACACCAATGCCAACACGAATGTAAATACGAGTACCGCAACGAATACAAATGCGAATACAAACACCAATACTTCGACAGCGACCAATACGAATGCCAATACAAACGTAAACACCAATACCAGTACCAGTGCGAACACGAACACAAACAGCAACACGAATGTAAATACGAATACATCCAATGTAACCTCGAACTCAACATCGAGCACAAACAACACAAATACAAGCACGAGTGCTAATACGAACACTAATACCAATAACAATACCAGCACCAGTACGAACACAAACACCAACAACAATAATAATACGAGCACAAGTACCAGCAGTAATACCAACAACAACACAAACACCAGCACCAGCAACAATACCAATACTTCGACAAGCGATAACACGAACACCAATAACAACACCAATGTGAATCAGTCCACATCTGATTCCAATGTGAAAACAGACAATAAAAATGTTAACGAGAGCACTTCAACTTCTGATAACACCAACCGAAACATTAATGAGTCGAAATCTGAGCAGACGATAAACCAGAATATTAAACAGGAAGCACCGCCAGCTTCAGCAATAGCACCGAGCATCATGTCCTATTCACAGGACTTGTGTACTGTTGGCAGAAGTGGAGCGTTTCAGGGACAGGTGTTTGGTCTCTCAGGAGGCAGGACAGTGGTGGATGAGAATTGTGAACGCCTAAAATTATCCAAATATCTTTACGATATGGGCATGAAAGTAGCCAGTGTTGCGTTGCTTTGCCAAGATGTCAGGGTTTTTAAAGCAATGGAAATGGCAGGAACGCCTTGTCCATATAATGGAGCCATTGGTGATTCTGCGAAAACTGCTTGGGTAGCCAACATAGAAGACAGACCCGATGCCAAAGACCATAGCAAGAAACTAAAGAAAGAGAACAAGAAGGTTAGGGATAAAGCCAAAGGCAAAACGGATATGCAAAGAAAAGTAAAAGAAGGTTATTCATACTGGAGGGCTTACTGGAGAATGTGCAAACATGAAAAGAATCCTAATGGCTCTTTTAAATCCAAAAAGGAATGTAGGATAGAATATGCAAGGGTTTCTTCTTAGTCTGCTTCTTTTTGTTTCGGTTTCACAAGTAGAAGCTGATTATGTTTATGAAGCGAGCCAACCCTTATACGACTTACAAACCAATTCAGCAGGGTCTACAGGGTTAGGATCAAATGATGATTCAGTATCGGCAGCCTTTGACTTAGGCTTTACCTTTACCTTTTATGGTAATGACTTTACTCAAGCAAGAATGGCTACCAATGGCTGTCTGCATTTTAACCTGACAGGCAGTTATTGTGGGGATTACACCCCCGATCCACTCCCTCAATACACCAATACTTTATTTCCATTCTGGACTGACCTCATAAAAGACGGTGGTTCAGCCATGAGAGCCAAAGCCTTTGATGATTACACCATTTTTGGCTGGTATAAGATGCGGGAATACAATCGTGCTAATTCTGATAATAGTTTGGAAGTCTGGTTGTATCCTAATAATACTTATGAGTTCCGTTATGGCGAACTGGATATTATTAGCCATGATGTTTTAATAGGCGAACAGGGCAGTACCTCACAGATTTACACCTACCATTTCTTTGACGAGTGCAGTACAGGCACTACCAATGTATCTGGAACTTGTGTAAGTTACGACTGGAACTCCAGCAGTAATGCGGTGAATACTTTACTGGAAGGCGGTGGCTCTTTGTATGGGGATGGTACAGATCAATCGTTGTGTGCAACAGTTCCTTTAACTTCAGTCAACTGTGCTGGTTATGCCGTAGCTTATTTTAATCAACAGTGTGATTTAAGTGCTTTATACGATGATGAGTGTACTGGCTACGCTGCTGCTTATTTGTTGCAACAATGCAATCTGGATATTTTCTATTCGGTAAATTGTGTTGGCTATGCTAATGCACTGTTTGACAGTGAATGCGATGACGACCCTCAGTTTTCTCCTTCTTGTCCAGGCTATTTGTTTGAACAATCGGCTGCCTACTTTGTCGAAGAACAATACGACTATGGCTATGAGGAATTTGATTATTACGAAGAAGACTATTTTGTTTACGAAGATGAAAGTTTAGGGACTGTAGGGTATGAAGAAGTTTGGGACGATGACCCTTATGCCAATATGGAATTTACAGATGCAGAGTGGTATGAAATTGACTTAGAAGAATTTGGACAAGAGCAGGTAGATGAGTGGTATGGAGCAGAAGTTTCGTTTGATGATGAGGGTTTGATTGTTTGGGAGGATTCTGCTTTAAGCGATTGGGATGAACTCGATATGCAAATGGATGAATACGATGAGTTCGTTGAAATCTATGAAGAAGTTTACTACGAAGAAGAGTATTTTGATCCAGTTTATGAAGAAGAATTTGTAGAAACGCTTTACATCGAAGAAGAATACATTATTTATGAAGAGCTTTATGAAGAGCCTATAGAGGTTGCTTTTGAGTATGAACCCGAATATGAAACGCCATTACTGGAAGATGTGCTCATGCAAAACTTTGAGCATGAGCAGATTGTAGAAGTTTTTTATGAAGAAGAGCCAGAATTTCTTGAGTTTGAAACGATAGAAGAACTGGATGAATGGTTTGAAGAGGAAATGGAAGAAGAGCAACTTGCCGAAGAAGAAGTCATAGAGGAAGCAATAGAAGAGTCTATTGAAGAAGAACTGCTGGCAGAAGAAAGGGAAGAGCTCGAAGAAGCTATAGAGGAAGAAGAATTTGAAGTGGTTGCCAGAGAAGATAACAAGGGCGATAAAAGAGAAATGCAACTGAATGTGGTTGCCAATACTGTGCGAACAGCGACCAATAGTATGAGTGGGACTACATCGGGTACATCCATGCAATCTACAGGCAATTCTGTGGCTTCTGGAGGCGTTTCTAGCCCTACTGCTACTGCGGTAGCCAGTTCCGCTTCGGGAGGCGGTATGAGCATATCCAGTTCTCCCAGTATTTCAGCACAGTTTACATCTGCTACAGCGCAGACACAGACCCTTTTGGATATGAGTTCAGTAGCTTCAACAGGAGGCTCAATGTCAACTGACATGGGTTCGTTTGATTCAGGAATTACCTCTGTTGCATCAGCAGATACATCTCTTTCGGCTGATATGGCTTCGGTTGATTCTGGTTCCACTGTAGAGGTTGGAGCTTCGGTAGAAACAGAAGTTGCCTCTGGAGACACAGAAGTAACTGTTGCAGACACAGGGAGTTCGGATACAGCATCTGGTTCTTCTGGCACAGTATCTGTCAGTGTTGTTCCCATGCAGACATTTGATGGTTCACCACAGGTGGTCATGGCAGAAGTACAGGTACAAAATATGCAGGGAGAGATCGACACAGCCATTTCAGGAGTGATGACAGCCAGTGAAGCGGATCAGGTTGCAGATAAAATCATTGCCCAAAACATAAAGGAACAGCAGGAAGAACAGGAAGCAGAACAGCAACAAACAGGGCAATATGCCGACTCAACTACGCTGATTGCCTACATGGGTTATGTGCCTGGATTCAATGCCTACAGTCAAATACAGTTGCCACAAGCCTCCGCTTGGTATGAACCAAAAACAATTTATGGTAATGTATCCATATCGGATAATGTGCAGGCATTTTATGGAATGTATGCAGACAGTCTGAATGGCATGAACAATTTAATTAATATGCAACCAAAACTATAGGGAGCTAAAATGGACTGGTTTCAATCTAAAACAACACAATTGATTGCTTTGGTTTCTATTGTAGGAACACTAGCAGGGTTTGGTTACACAGGCGCAACCTATGTCAACAGGCTTGAAAATCTTGAAGCCAAGATAGGCGGGATTGTAGAAACAGAAGATGCACAGCAAGCTATTGAAGAACGCTTTGCAGGAATAGAGACCTCTGTTGAATTTGTCAACAAGACAATTGATGAGAGTTTGCTCGTTTGGATTAAAGAAGCACAGGACAATGTTTCGGCTATTCAGGTAACAGTTGGAAAGCTGGAGTCCGATATTGAGAACATTGATATTCCCGATATTGAGCCTCTGCAAGAGAGTATATCAACAACAAACGCAAGTATTGCTGGGATTAAAGCCAGCGTTGATGCGATCTATGCAGATGTTCAATCCCTTAAAAATAAAAGTGATAACCCATTAGCACAGTGAGGCGATTATGAGCGATGAAAATTACCCAAGCGGAAGATTCGGTGGCGACATGGACAGGAATGAAGTTGAGATTGATCTCAATAAATTCATGGCATTGTTGCAGGAAACAGCAGAACTTAAAGACAAGATCAGGGATTTGGAGGATGTAACCAAAGCCAACCCTTATCAAAAAATTATTTTTGTAGCCGAGGCAGTAGACAGTTGGCGGATATTCCCCAGAATTTTTCTGTGCGTTTATATCTTTTTGCTTTATTACGCAACCATGTGGTTTATGAATTTACCAGACCCAACCTTTGAGCAGTCTGGATTAATCAGTATTATTGTTGGTAGTTTCGCAGCCTGTTTCGGACTTTATGCAGGAAACTCCAATGCAGCTAAGAAGAATAAGTAATAAAGGAGGCTAGTATGGCTATAGGTTTAAGCAAATGGTTCAAGGCGACCTTTCTTGGTCTTGAAGAAAAAAGAGTACGCACCAGAGATAAAGACGGCAAATATGTTGGTGACGATAAATCCACCCCTGATGTCAATGAGGCTTATACTACTATTAATGTCCGTAAAAGTAACATAAAGAAGGCACAGGAAAGAAGACTTAAAAGACGCAACATTAAATGAAGCTCGCTGTTTTCTTAGGGGTAATGCTGTTGCTGACGATTTCTGCTTTTGTGGGTTATCGCATGATTGTGGTAGCCGAGATAGAAAAATTGGAACTAGCCTTGCAAACAGCACTCAACAATCAACAGGTGCTTGAGAATACAGTCAAGCAACAAAATGACCAGATTGTGCAAGCGTTGGAAAGTGCTAAGAAAACCCAGCAACAAATCCAGAGCTTGAATACACGCTATAGCGAATCACAGGCACAGGTAACAAATTTGAGAAATAAGTTTGCCAATCACAATCTTGAGGGCATGGCATTAGCCAAGCCTGCGTTATTGGAGGGCAAGATCAACAAAGCCTCTGCCAGAGTGTTGGAAAACTTAACTGTAATAACAAATCCAGAACAATTTAATGAAGAACTTGCTGATACTGCTACTGCTGCTGTCAATTAATGGTTGTACCTCTTTCTCTCTTTTTGGAGAAAGAAAAGCGAAAACTATGGCACCAGAGACAAAGCCTGTGGAAGTTGTCACTGTTACCAGAACTGCGCCCATTTACCATCCACCATTGCCAGAGCCGATTGAATCTTCGGGAATAGAATGGCGGATACTTTCTCCTGATATAATGCAACAATATCTTGAGAGTGTGGAAGCAGGAGAAGAACCAAGAGTAGCGTATTATGGGCTAACGAGCCAAGGTTATGAGAATTTAAGCATGACTATGGGGGAAGTTACCAGATATTTGGAACAGATACTGCATATTGTAGGTTATTATCGGGAAATGGATGAAGAAGAAGAGGATACTAAATAAATGCCATTAGCAAAATACATTTTAAAACCAGGGATAAACCGAGAAGGAACTGATTATAGCAATGAAGGCGGTTGGTTTGATGCTAATTTAGTTAGATTCAGAAAAGGATTACCTGAAAAAATAGGTGGATGGGAAAAAATTAGCACAAATACCTATCTTGGCACAGGCAGAGCTCTTCATGCTTGGGTTGACTTAGAAACCTCAAAATATCTTGGGGTGGGAACAACCTATAAATATTACATTATGTTTGGTAATGCATTTAATGATGTAACACCAATTCGAGCTACCACATCTGCTGGAGATGTTACGTTTTCCGCAACCAATGGAGATGCAACTCTTACAGTTGCTGACACTGCACATGGTGCAGTTAAAAATGATTTTGTTACTTTTAGCGGTGCTGCTACTTTAGGTGGTTTAATTACAGCCAATGTATTAAATCAAGAATATCAGATAGCTACTATTGTTAATGCCAATAGCTATACAGTTGAAGCTAAAGATACAGATGGCGATACAGTGACTGCAAATAGTAGTGATAGTGGCAATGGCGGTTCCAGCGTAGTTGGAACATATCAGATCAATGTAGGTCTGGATGTTTATGTTGCATCATCTGGATGGGGAGCCAGCCCATGGAGTGATGGAACTTGGGGATCTACAAGCTCAATAGCAGAAACTAACCAGCTAAGAATTTGGACACATGATAATTTTGGAGAAGACTTGGTTATTAACCCAAGGGCTGGCGGAATTTATTATTGGGATAAAACCAATGGCGTGACAACAAGAGCTGTAGCTTTTTCTAGCTTAACAGGCGCAAATTTAACCCCAACAAAATCGTTACAGATTTTAGTAAGCGATATTGATCGTCATATTATTTGTTTGGGAGCTGATCCTTTAAACGCAGGAGGAACTGCCAGAACAGGAAGTTTAGATCCGATGTTTGTTTGTTGGTGTGACCAAGAAAATGCTGCGGAATGGGAGCCAAAAACAAATAATACAGCAGGTTCTTTAAGGCTTTCGGCAGGATCTTTGATTATTGGTGGCATTAGGGCTCGACAAGAAACACTGATTTGGACAGATACATCTCTTTATTCGATGACTTTTGTTGGATCCCCTTATGTATTCAGCATCAATTTAATCAACGAAGGCATTGGTCTTATAGGACCGAAAGCAGCAATAAACGCTCCAAGTGGTGTTTTCTGGATGGATTTGAAAGGATTTTATTTTTACAACGGATCCATTTCCCCGCTTGCATCTTTAGTGCATGATTATGTGTTTAGTGATTTGAATATTTCCCAAGCCTACAAAGTATTTGGGTTTTTGAACAAGGCTTTTGATGAAGTTGGCTGGTTTTATCCATCAAGTAGCTCAACTGAAATAGATCGATACGTTGTATATAATTATGTTGAACAAACTTGGGTAATTGGACAATTGGTTAGACATGGATGGCTTGATGAAGGCATAGAAGACTTCCCTAGAGCTACTGGCACAGACACCAGCAACTATGTTTATAAACATGAAACTGGCAACGATGCTGATGGATCTCCAATGGATAATGTATATATCGAATCCAGCACCATGGATATAGGAGAAGGAGACTATTTCAGCTTTATTAGGCGCATTATTCCAGACATTAGGTTTACAGGATCAAACTCAGGCGCGGTTATGAACATTGTTTTAAAGAAAAAAGACTGGAATGCGGAAAGTTTGACTACTTCTTCAACCACATCAGTGACATCTTCGACCAACAAAATAAATACCAGGGCGAGAGGAAGGCAAATGGTTATAAGGTTTGAATCAGATGATGATAATACAGCAGGTTTGCGCGAAGGTTTGGGATTTCGTGTGGGAGCTACAAGGATGGAAATCAGACCTGATGGCAAAAGATAATGGCAAAATTGCTGGAAACGAGGTTGCCGACAGCAGTTGATGAAGTTGATCCACAGACTTTTAACAGGATGGGACGCATTTTAGAGCTTAATTTAGGCACTTTTGACCCCACTTCCACTCCACAATACACAGATACAGAGCAAAATCAGAACCAATTTAACGCTGGAGATGTTGTCTGGAACACAAGCTCTGGCAGTTTGGAGCTCTATGATGGTAACAAATGGCATGAAATATATGCGCCATCCCGCAACGGAGTGGGCGCAACTGGCTCTATTGGAACAGTAACAATAGTAACGAATGGAGCAACAGCGATAGAGATTTAAGACAATTTTATGATAATATCTATAATAAGATGGCAGAGACAACACTAACCCTTCCAAGTTCGTTGGACAGTGGAATCATGGGGTCAATCCCCATTGATTCTGGTTCTGGCATCTTAAACCTGCCAGAAGCAACCGATAAATTGGCTAAAATGGGCAGAAAAGGCGATGTTTACATTGCCCATCTGTCAGAAGGTGAAACTATTGTTCCCTTGGGAGTGTTTGACAAAAACCCAGAAGCCAAGGAATTATTGTTTAAATCCATAAGGGAACTTGGTTTCGAGCCAGAACAATTTATTGTTGGCAACAAGCTCAACTCCATCAATCCCGAAACTGGCTTGCCTGAATTTGGCATTGGCAGTTTTATTAAGCGTCTGGTTAAAAAAGTAGCACCGATTGTCGGTACAGTTGTCGGTTATATGTATGGCGGTCCTATGGGCGCAACCATAGGAAGAACTCTCGGTGGCAAGGTTAAAGGAGAATCTTGGGGAGATGCTTTGCGAAGAGGCATTACCACAGGTGGCATGATTTATGGCTCCAATGCTCTCTTTGGATCAAATCCAATTCAGTGGGGAGCAGAAAAATGGGGCGCATCCACATTGCCTGGGTCTCAATGGGCTTCTTCAACTTTAGCAAACACAGCAGCCAGACAAGGAATGTTTGGCTTGGGTCTGCCAGCAGCACAAACATTGCCAGGCGCAGGTGGCACACCACAGGCTGCCCCGAAAGAAGGACTAGGCATGGGAGGTAGCTATTCACAGGGCGTAGCAGACGCTTTGGGCACAGGAACACAAGTAGCAGGAACAGGAGCAGGAACAGAAACACCATGGTGGAAAAGCCTGTTTATGGAAGAAGGGAAGTTTTCACCAAGCAGAACGCTTGGAACTGTAGGTATTGGCGGAGCTCTTTTGGGCGGTATGGCTCAAGAAGAAGACACAGGACAAGGAGAAATGGAGCCTACAAAATACCAAAATTACTTAGAAGCTGTTGCTAACGCAGAAGCCAGAGGCTTGCAATATGGAGACTTGGGCTATCCGACACCAGAACAGTTTGGCGTTTACAAGCCACCAGCACATGAGCTGATGGGTGGATTGTTTGGTCCAAGTGTAGCTAATAAAGATTACTATGATTATGTTGATTACTGGAAGAATGCGCCATCTGCCAACTTATTTTCTGATCTCAAAGGAACCAATGAAGGTGGCTATATTGAAGGACCAGGAACCGAGAAAAGCGACAGTATTCCAGCGCTTTTGAGCGATGGAGAGTTTGTTTTTACCGCAGATGCGGTAAGAGGTGCTGGAAATGGAGATAGAAGACAGGGAGCACGAAAGATGTATAATATGATGAGACAATTTGAACAGGTAGCTTGACATGGCAGAAACCACCACCCAGATAGTAAAACAAGGCGTTTCCGAAGCCATTGAGCCATATCAAAGGCGACTTTTAGAAAGCGCTTGGCTTAGAGCTGGAGTTCCACTCTATGCTGGAATTACCCCAACTGGACTTCCACCACAAATACAAATAGCTGGCTTGAGCCCGATGCAACAGGAAATGCTTGCTTATGGCAGGTCTGGCATCGGTGGTTGGCGACCTTATATACAAGGGGCTGGAAGAGGATTATCTCAAGCACAAAGGATGACTCAACCACAATTGGATATGATACAAGCTGGCAGAGGATTTTTAGGGCGTGGTGGCAGGCAATTTGGTAGAGCTGGTCAATATGTTGGACAAATGGGAGGCGCTTTAGGGCGATCCTTCGGAATGCCTGGGCGAACAGCAAGAAGTTATCTGGCTGAATCCACAGGTCGATTTGATCCAAGATCAGCACAAAGATACATGAATCCCTATACACAAAATGTTGTCAATCAAACTTTGGGAATGATGGAAGAACAAGGAGATGTGCAACGTAGAAGACTTAGGGATGAAGCGTTAAGGTCTGGTGCTTTTGGTGGCTCCAGAGCTGGTCTTGCCAGAGCAAAACTGGAAGGCGAGCTACAGGAAGCAAAAGCCAGAGCAATTGCACCGATGTACCAACAAGGCTACTCACAATCATTACAGGCTGCGATGCAAGAACAAGCCAGAAGAATGGGCGCTCTTTCAGGCGCAGCAGGACAGGAAGCACAGCTCGGAACCGCAGCGACTGGCACTTTGGGACAACAAGCCCAATTAATGGCTGGATTGGGCGGTGCTTACGGAGATTTAGCAACAAGATATGGCGGTTTGGCACAACAACAAAGAGGCGCTCAAGCTGGAACTGCATCTTTGGCACAACAATTGGCACAGCTCGGACAGTCCAGACAAGGCATGTTTGGTCAGGATATTGGTCTTATGAGCCAAATGGGAGGTCTTGAGCAACGACAAATGCAAGCTATATTGGATGCCCAGAGAGCCATGGCACAGGAAGCAGCAGGCGAGCCCTTTAAAAGACCACAATATTTTGGTGATATTTTGGCGGGTGTCCCAAGCGGTCAAACCAGCATGGCAACAATGACCCAGCCGAGTGCAAATCCATTTGCCCAAGGATTGGGAGCAATCATCAGTGCTGGTGCGGTTATGAACCCATGGGCACAAAACAAACAGAATCCTCTTGGCTTTGGCAGTGGCTACGCTTTTTCATAAACCATGGCGATCAATAGATCCATATTAAACCGACCCATGATGCGAGCACCGCGCAGGAATGCTAGTGGTGTAGGCATTACCAGTGGGTTACTCCCTGTCAGGAGACAGTTTGGCTCTCCTCCTATGGGTGAAATTGACATGGGCATCCACAATATGCAACCACAAGGACCGATGAACATGGGCGCACCAAGCGGTCTTAATGCCAGCTTTACATCAATGATGGATCCAAGTGGTGGTGGCGTTCCAAACATGGGTGGTACATCAATAATTCCTCAAGGAACAGATATTGGTCAAATGGGACTTGATGTTGGTGGACAACAGCAAGCGCAAGAGCAAGTAGAACAGGATGAAATGGCTAAGAATATTAGTAATAAATCTGAGGAAATGAATAAAGCTATAGAAACAGGGGATTTTAGAGCTATGTTGAGCGCATTAGGGTTTAATTTTGATCTTTCTTTTGCGAAAGAAGTGGAACAAGAAAAGGATGTTTTAGCACAGGTGTTGGGCATTGATGACGATGAAGGCAAAATGCGACCCGAAATGGCTGACTTCCTGATGGCTCTTGGAGCCAGTTTGATGTCTAACAAGTCTGGTTCTGGCATGTCTGGAGCGTTTTCTGCGCTTGGTGAAGCTGGAATGAAAGCATTACCAACACTCACTGCTGGCAGGAAAGAGAAAGAAGCCCTTGAAAAACAAATTGCGTTATCTGCCTATAGCACTGTATCAGCCAGAAGAGCAGCAGAAGCACAACATACTAGAGATCTTGAATTAAAAGGTCTTGATGTGGACATGAAACCTTGGACTGATAATGAAGGAAATATTGTAACTGTAAATGAAAAAATGCCTGTAATGGGTGAGGGTAGCTCAATACTTGGATACGAACAAGCAGCCAAAGGTGGTTTTAAACCACAGAAAGGTGGCACTAACTTTAATGTAAATATGGGAGAAGGCTCAGAAGGTGGCATAAAAAGACTTGCCAATAATGTTTGGGATGGAGCAATAATAGAATCAGACAGCTCCATAGCTGAAGGAAACCTACAACTTATCGATCAATTTTCATCCTTGCTCACCGACATTCCAGAAGCTGGATTGGGACCAGCTTCTAGGTTCTTAACCAGTGTGCAAGCTCTTGGTAAACAAATGGGCGCTGATAGCCTTGTCAGACAAATGAATGAAAACTATGGTGAGCTTGGTCCAAAACAAGCCATAGAATCACTCACCATGGCGTTTGTGTTACAAAAAATTCAACAAACAAAAGGTGCTATTTCCGAAAGAGAAATGGCTGCTTTTGAAAGAGCTTCACCAACTCTTCTTGCAAGCAAGCAGGGCAACCAAATCCTGTTGGCTTTGATGAGAAGAAAGGAAAACTTGGAAATAGCTTATGCTGATTCGGTTACTAATTTAATGACGGATGTTATCGATAAATTGTCCAATCCAAATCTACCGAGAGCAGAAAAAGCACAACTCAATAATCCAGCCTATCTCAAAAAGCTCCTGAGAGAAAACAAAATGAATTTTCAAAATGAGCAAGAAGAAGATGGAAACTTTAAGAACAGATTATGGAACCAAGAGTGGGAAACCCAGCTTGAAGCAATAAAACAAGGTCTTGGTGGTGTTGATTTAGAAACATACAATCGATTGAGTGCGGAACAAACAAGAGGAAGACAAGAATTGCTTAATAGAGAAAACGCCCTCTTGTCCACTTCTTCAAAAAGCACAGGAAATATAACAATGAGCAATATGCCTGACCTTGCAACCATAACCGACGAAGATGAGCTTTTTGATCTAGCAGACAGAACAAATGACAGAGAAGCTATAGAAGCAATCGTAGCTCGTATAACTGAGCTGAGACAATAACAATGGCAGAAGATCGATTAGCAGAATTACAAAAAAAAATTGCGGAGCTGGATAAAGAAGACCGCGATCTTTTTAGAAGACATGTTGTTACAGGGCTTTTGTTTGATCCAGACATGGAGCTTGATGTTATCGCTGGAAGAATGTTTCCAGAAACAGAAAATCCAAGGGATGTTCATGGCTATGATCGTGACTCAGAAGGAATTTATTATTTTGATCCAGAGACAGATGAAAAAAGATATGCTACAGGATCTGGCACAGATGAAAATTTTGGTGATTGGATAGACAGGCAACTGGGTCAAAACCTGATCCCAGCAGGTCAATTGGGAAGCGAAATATTTGGCGGTTTAGCTGGCATTAAAGCTGGAACCAAGGTAGCTCAAAAAGGCGCTCAATTTATACCACGCCCAGTAATAAAGGCTGGGGTTACATTGTTGTTGGAAATGCTTGGTGGCTATGTAGGAACAAAACTTTCTGGAAGAACCATGTATGAAGCAAGGGAACTCATTAATAATTTGGTATTGAATGGAGATCCGCAAGACATGGAACAAATATTGAAAGATCTTGAAGTCAGTGGTCGGTGGGGAATGATCCCATTTGGTGGTAAGTCAATGAAAATGGTAATCGACAAGTTTACTGGCAGGGGAAAAATACTGGAAGAAATACTCAAAAGAGCCGAAACCCCAAACCAGTTGCAAAAGGAAGCTACGCAAAGAGGAGTTGCACTAACTTCTGCGGAAGCAGATGAGCTTTGGAAAGCTGGAAATGATATACAGTATTATCTGAGTAGGCAACCAGGCACTGAAGTGGTGAACTTTTATCGAAGTCGATCTCAAGATGTCACAGATATGGTTTATAATTTTGCTGACGAGTTGCTTGCAGCAGGAAAGGTTGCTGACCCACAGGAAGCTATTACGAGAGCGTCCAAAAAAGCCCTTGATATTATGAAACAAAAGCGCAAAACAAGGGCTGGAAGAATATATGAAACAGTTTTTAAAACAGCAGATGATGTTGATATAGCTCCTTTTATCAATCAAATAGATGACATGATTGCCAGTGGCAAATATGGAAACCCAGGCTCTGCTGTCAATAAAAAGCTGGCTGCCATCAAAAAACAATTTTTTGATGTAAATGGAAACCCAATCACCGATTTTGAAACCCTGCATAATTTACGGACAACTGAGCTCGGAAACGTGTTGGATAAATTACAGGGTGGCAACCAAAGAAATTTAATGAAAGAAGTGACTAAAGTTAAAAACAACTTAACCGAACTGTTGGATAATGTGCATGGAGATTATAGTTTTGCTAGGGAAGTTTTTGATCCAACCAGAGCGCCAGCGCTTAGAATTGAGAATAGCTTGATTGGCAACTTGGCAAAAGTCGGAACCGATAAACAAGCTGTTAATGCTTGGAAGGCATTGTTTGATCCAAAGCTGTCAGCAAATTCTGCACAAAGATCAAAAAGGGTTTTGCAGGCAGTTGATCCTGTAGCTTGGCAGAATATTAAGGCTTTTTGGCTAAAAGGACAACTCGATGACTCCATGAGAATGGCAATTGGAGCCGAAGTTGGCGGTGGTCAAGCATCATTTGCCAACAAATTAATGAACCAAAGAGGGCAGAAAGTCATTAATGCAATGTTTGAGCCACAAGAAGTGGAAGCGCTCAATAAGATATTGGAGATAACCAGAGCATCGGCAAGGATCCCAAGATCTGGATCACCAACACAACCATTAATAAGAACAGGTGAAGAAATAATATCAGATTTGTCAGCCGACGCTGGAAGGCTTGGGCTGGCTTTAAAAAATACTTTGGAAAGAATAACAGGTGGCTTGTATAGCAACACCGCATTAAGCAACAGACAATTGAAACAATTGGGAAGTTATGAAGATCAGTTAATCCAAGCGCTGTTTGATCCTGATAAACTTAAAACTTTGCAAGAAGTGCTACAACATAAAGGCATTTTAAATTATGTAATACCACAATCTCTACTGAGAGGTGGCGCTGAAGGCGCAGAAGAAGGATACGAATTTTTTACAGGAGAAGAAGCGCAAGCAACAGAGCCACCATCACCAGTGGAAACAACAATGAACATGCCACCACCATCTCCAATGTCCAGCATGGCTCCAGTGGCTGGATCCTTGCCCCTGATACAACAAAACCAGCCGATGATGGCTGGTTCTGATGCTCTCAAAGAGTTTGAAATGAGGAAGCTGGCTGGGCTGGTTTAATCCCCTAGTTTTTTAAATTTTTTAGCAACCTTTCCTTGCTTGGTTAAAGTTGATTGATATTCCAAGGCTTTTCTTTTCATTGCACGGAAAGCCTCTTTTGTGGAGTTCCCTTCCTCATCTTGTGGGTATCTTTTGCTTTTGCCGCCCAAAGAAACGACTGAGGAGCCATATTTTTCAAAACTAAGCTCAAGTTTAGGTTCAGAGCTTTCAACTCCATTCACAGATATAAAGTATGAATCTGTTTCTGTAATTGCATCAATCTTTCTCCATCCAGCTGGTTCGTAATGTGCAGGGATGTTGATACCTTCATCCCAAATGTAATCGCCTTTTTTGAGTTCTGAATTTAAAACAAATAACGAGTTACTAAAAAACTCAGCAGTTGCTTTGCCTTTTTTAGTAAGAGTTACGCAACGACCACCACATTTAAAGCAGACATATCCATCTCTTGGGTTGAAAGAATACTCCCCTGATCCACCACATCTGCTACAAGTTTCTTTTTCAAACTCTGTCATTGCCATCATCCACCCCCTAGTTTTTCTAAAAGTTTCTTTTTCGCAATCTTTTCGTCATTCAAGAAAAAGTAACATCGGTATGTGTCATCTTCGTTACGATAAGTATTGCTCCTCATAATTTTTAAAGTAATGTCGCCAATGCTTACACTTTTTGTGATGGATTTTTCATAACCAGCAAAGTATTTTTTGCGTCCATAGTTTCCAACAATTTCATGCTCATCAAAGCCTTCACTCACTTCAGTCTCCATGTCTTTCAAAATTTTTCCGCCATCAGCAACATTGATAAGTGGGTTTCCGTAAATTTTTTCGATCAATCCTTTTAAGAACTCGATGTGCTCTTTTGCGCCTTTAATATCAGCTTTTTTATTTTTGATCCAAAGTATGTTAGCTCTTTCTATAATCTCTTCTTCTGTGTATTTATCATAGACCCACTCTTTGTAAGCGCTACCATAAACATATCTGTGGTTGTTTATGACATCTGCAATCTCATCTACTGGGATGTATTCAACTTTGTATCTATGTCTAAATCTTCCCACCATAGAAGCGCTGGGTGAACCAGATGGTATTGCTTCTATTTTCTTAGTCTCGCCTCCAATATTAAACCTACAGTTCACACCTTTAACGCCAGTAAAGTTTGTAATCTCATCTCCAGTTTTGATGATGAACTCTTCAAGTTTGCCAATAAACTTTTCGGTAAATGTCTTGTCGAGCTCAAGTGGTGTGTGATCTGCTCCATCGCAGATGTTGTCAAAATAACCCCAGTAAGTATTGTAGCCATGTTTGGCAACCAGGGTTTCGTTGGTGCTAACTGCGTGAATCGCACCACAAGCTGGGCAATGTCCTTTATGTGTATGAGTTTCTCTCATTGCTGGCTACCGCCCCCTTTTTTCATTATTAAATTTACTATCCACATTTAAAGTATAACTAATTATGCACTAATAGCAACCCTTTTTTAATGTTTTTTTAATATTATTTACACAAAAAATAAATGTAAAAAAGACTATAAAAGGGTTGATATGAGTTGAAAACCTGCTAGACTGTAAATGTGGATATGAAAAACAAGAAAACAAAAATTGGATACGTCCCAGAAAAGAGCCTGAAAAGTGGCTCAAAAACTTGGTGCGTTCCTTATGCTCTGGCTACTGTCATGGGAGTTGACTATGAAGAGATGTACGATTTTTGTGCGGAAACCCTGCACAACGCTTTCGGAAGAAAGAGAGCAATAAAAGGACTTACCAAGGATGAGGCTGTCTTGATCGGGAAAGAGCTCGGTCTCGATATTAAATATGTGTCCACCATCTGGGGTCGTTTTACCTTGGGTCGCATTAAGGATTACATTGAAAGGGTCAAGGTCGATAAAGAAATAATTAACAGCCGAGTCGAGAATGGCGAGTACGAAGTTGTGAAAAACGAAAAAACAGAAGCTATTGGTTTCAAGACCGAAAATCATGGAAATGGATGGAGTGGCACAAGCACAAGATATATAGATCCAAAAATTGATCTCTTTGAAATACCAGAAGAACATTTCAATGCTCGTTTCTTCTTGGTCGAAGTCACCAACCATGAAATGGTTTATGATGCGGAGCTCGATTTGGTTATCGACAATTACAGCCTGGAATGGACAAAGCCAAAAGAGCACCGATGGAAAAGAACAATAATGAAGGCTGTCGCTCCAGTCATTGACGATACAGGAGTTGCGTTATGAAAACAGCAGAAGAACATAAGGCGACATTAAAAGAATATGGTCTGAAAGACACTGGCGATTGTTACGAAGCAGCAGCAAGACTGATGCTTGAGCTCAGTGCCAAGGGTGAAGACATGTCCAGTTACAAATTAGTTCATGGTGAAGTGACAGGACAAGGACCACTGGAAGGAACGAAGATCGGTCATGCTTGGGTTGAGAAAAAAGAAACATTTGATGTGTCAGAGATTGTTCCCAACGCTCATCCAATTGTTGTGGAAACAGTTTTGGATTTTTCCAATGGAGAAGAAAGCAATATTCCAAAAGGTCTATATTATGCTGTTGGCGAAATATACAGTGATGAATACGATGAAGAAAATCCATTCATCAGAAAATCCAACACCCACTTCTACACTTTAGAAGAAATGAAAAAGAAGATTAAAGAGTTCGGACACTGGGGCTGTTGGGACTTGGTAACAAAGACAGGATTATGAATAAAAAGAAAAACATACCATTTGATATTTCAAAAACTGGCGAAAGGATGATGGCGGAAAAGCCAATTTCTTTAGCCCCTGAACATGACAAAGATGTGGAGGCTCTCATGGACGAAAGAAAAAAAATGATGAACGAAGGAGTTTTGGCTCCAACAGGAACAAAAGATTATAGAGTAGACAAAGGCAGGATAGGTCTTGATGAGATTAATGATCTTCTTGACCAACACAAAGTAACTGAAGAAGTGCCAGGTTATTTTGTGAATACCGAATTAATTTCCAAGATTGTCAAGATGCATCCATTTATCGAGAGCAAAAGAGAACTGGCTCGGATTGCTAAATTAGGAAACTCAGACGCAACTGGAACCCCCCGTGGTTATCATGCGATTTTGTCAAACAGTTATAAAACGAGAGCAAAAAGATTGCCTGAAAAACAAATGATTTCTTTAGCCAAGGTGTTAAAAATTGAAAACTGGAAAATCCTGATAGATCAAGAAAAACAAAATGAGTTGGTTCTCAGGCAAGAAAAAGCCAAAAGTTATTTGGAAGAAATTGCTGATCTGGAAGCCGAGTTTGAAAATGAAATGGAAAAAGAAATAACTGAGCTTGAATAAAATGCTCTACTTTTTTCCGCCCTTATAACCAGAAGCATAAGCTGCCCTTCCTTGTCGTTGGGCAGCTTTTTTTGTTTTGTAAACCTTCCCTTTGCTACCCCACCTATAACCGCCTTTGACTTTTTTGACTGGCATTCAAATCTCCCAATAAAGTATGTTGCTTTATATTATAGTAGATAAATGCGTTTCAAATCAAAGAGAAGGCACAAGTATGGAGCTATTGCTACCACAGTGGATGGCATAAGGTTTGCATCAAAGAAGGAAGCACAGCGCTATAGTTTTTTAAAATCTCTGGAAAGAGCTGACCGATTAAGAGACCTGGAACTCCAGCCAAAGTTTCCATGTGTCGTCAATGGTAAAAAGATATGCACCTACATCGCAGACTTCAAATACACCGACGAAGATGGCAATGAAGTCATTGAAGATGTGAAGGGAGTAGAGACAGCCATATTCAGGCTGAAGAAAAAATTGGTGGAATCTTTATATCCAGTAGAGATAAAAGTGGTTAAATCTGTACGCCATTTTCAATAAAAGTAACTCCCTGTTTTTCCAAGGCATCCTGTATTTCAGACATGGTTCTATATAAAGGAGACCTTTTTTCGTTCTCTATGTAGGAAATTGTGGTGGCATTTATGCCCGAAAGATTTTGTAGTTTCTGAATTGAAATATTTAGTCCAGCTCGCGCCATTCTTATTTGCATCGGTGTAATCATTGTGATAGTCTTTCATTTAAATATCGTAAAGATAGCATAAAAAAGCAAAAGCAAACAAGCTAAAAGTGAAAAGTAAAAAAGATAATTCAAGCACTCTCAACGATCTTGACTGGCTCAGTACAGAAGATCTCGCAAATTTAAGCATAGAAGAATTAGCCTTATTGGATGCCAAGCTCAATGAGCTTAACAAAATAAACTCTGAACGCAGAGTTAAATTACAGACAGCAATAGATCACAAGTTTGGTGTCACCATGCAGGACATGCTGGTGGACAGTGGACGCGACACAGGACAGGTTTCCCTTTTTGATAATGAATATAAGATAACCAGAAGCGTCGGCAAGGAAGTTACTTGGGATCAGAATAAATTAATTGAAGCCCTTGACCAGATCCCTACACAAATTGCCAAGGATTTGGTGAAGGCAACCTTTCGTATCAATGAGAGAAAATATCTCTCTTGTTCAAACGAAATCAAAGAAAAACTTTTGGCATCGCGCACTGTGATGCCAAGAAAACCCACCTATAAAATAGAAAACAAAAAGGAAACATTATGAATGAACTTAGTATTATCTCAGTTGAAGAAAGACTGTCCGAAGATGTAGGATTAAAAATAGTAGTGGCTGGAGTGTCGGGAGTTGGTAAAACCAGCTTAGTCTGGACGTTGCCAGCAGATGAAACCCTGATGATGGACTTGGAAGCTGGAACCCTGTCAATTGAAGGCTGGGCTGGTGACATGATTAGACCTAAAACGTGGCAAGATGCTGAGGATTTTGCTTGTCTGCTTGGTGGTCCAAATCCGTCGCTAAAGAACAATATGCCCTACTCGGAAGCACATTATCAGGCTTTAAAGGAAAACTATAAGCTACTTGATCTGGAAAAATACAAAACAATTTTTGTTGACTCGATCACAATCGCAGCAAGATTGTGTTTTTCTTGGTGTCAGAACCAAGAAGAAAACATAAGCACTAGAAGCGGAAAGATTGATACCAGAGCTGTGTATGGAATGCATGGCAGGAAAATGATTGCTTGGCTTACCCAGTTGCAACATATAAGAAACAAGAATGTAATCTTTGTTGGTATTTTGGAAGAAAAAACCGATGACTTCAATCGCACAACCTATGGGTTGCAGATGGAAGGAGCCAAAACCAGCAGGGAATTACCTGGCATCGTTGATGAAATAATTACCATGGCAGTCATGGAAGATGGCAACAACGAGCCTTACCGAGCTTTTGTTTGTACCACATTGAATCCCTATGGCTATCCAGCCAAGGATCGTTCAGGCAGGTTACAGACGATTGAAGAACCCCATTTGGGGAGACTTATGCAAAAGATGGTTACGCAAAGAAGCACACCATTGAGCGAAAAAACCTTAAATCATAATTTACCAAAAGAGGAAAAAGAAAATGACTGAAATTAATTTGAATGATGCAGAAATCTCCACTGGAGATTACGAGCTTATCCCAGATGGCACGATAGCCAAAGTGTCCATGCTGGTTAAACCAGGAGGAGAAGGCGAAGGCGGTTGGCTTACACAAGCAGCGTCTGGAAACCTTTATCTTAATTGTGAATTTGTTGTTACCGAGGGCAAGTATGCCAGAAGAAAGTTTTGGCAGGTATTGGTTTTGGTAGGTGGCAAGAAAAACGAAAAGGGCGAATCAATGAGCGCCAACATCAGCAAGGCTACATTACGAGCCATTGTTGAGTCAGCCAAGGGAGTTGATCCCAAAGACACATCGGAAGACGCAAAAGCCAAAAGAGTTTTGCAGAGCTTTGATGATCTTAATGGTCTTGAGTTTACAGCGAAGATCAAGATAGAGAAAGGAACGGATGGCTATGCCGACAAGAACAATCTTGGTGGCGTTATCGCTTCCACTTCCAATCTTTATTTGGGTCAGGGATCAGTAACAGTGACAGCAACTGCTACAAAAACTGAAATCAAATCCAGCGAAGAGAAAAAAGAAGTAAATGTTCCAGACTGGGCTCGGTAACACTAAGAGAAGGGGAGAAATGTGTTACTCAGACCTTACCAAAAGGAAGCAGTAGAAAATGCGAAACGACACCTAGAGGAATATAAAAATACTCTAGTGGTCGCGCCAACAGGCTCTGGAAAAACCATAATGCTTTCATCGTTGATTGGGGAAACCCTTAATGGTGGAAGAGCGTTGGTTTTGCAACATAGAGATGAACTGGTTAATCAGAACATGGACAAGTTCCATGCGATAAACCCAAACCTTGATACCTCTGTCGTCAACTCAAAAATCAAGGACTGGGATTCTGCAATACAGTTTGCGATGGTGCAAACATTACAGCGTTCAAAGAACTTAGAAGCTATGGTGGCTCCAGATCTGTTGGTCGTTGATGAAGCTCATCACACGACAGCTCCCACTTACCGAAAGATAATATCCCGCGCAAAACATCTGAACCCAGATGTCAGGGTTGCTGGCTTTACTGCAACACCGAATCGTGGAGACAAAAAAGGGCTCATTGATATTTTTAATAATGTTGCCCACCAGATAGACATTGCCCAGCTTATTGCCTTGGGTTTTTTAGTTAAGCCAAAAACATTTGTCATTGATCTTGGGGTCAATGATGAGTTGCAAGGAGTAAGAAAAACAGCTCTCGACTATGACATGAATGAGGTTGAAAGAATTATGAACAAGCGTGTCATCAACAAAAGAGTGGTTGAAGAATGGAAAAAGAAAGCTGGAGACAGAACCACCTTGGTCTTTTGCTCAACCATAAGACACGCGGAAGAAGTCTTGCATGAGTTTAAGGAACAGGGAATATTGGCAGACATGGTAACAAGCGAAACTCCCAGCAAGAAAAGGGAAGCGTTATTGTTAGCCCTTGAGAGAGGAGAGATAAGGGTGTTGGTCAATGTTGCGGTGCTGACCGAAGGTTTTGATTGTCCACCAGTCAGTTGCGTTATCCTATTGAGACCCTGCTCCTACAAATCAACCATGGTACAGATGATTGGTCGTGGCTTAAGGATTATTGATCCAGAAGAATATCCAGACATTATAAAAACAGATTGTGTTGTCATGGACTTTGGCATCTCGGTGTTACTCCACGGAACCTTGGAAGATACGCCTGACCTGATGGGAAAGCTGGCTACCGAAGGCGAAGCACCGACAAAAGACTGTCCAGACTGTGATGCAATTGTGCCTGCTGCCTGTAGGGTGTGCCCAATCTGTGGTTTTGAATTTGCCACCATCAACAAGCATGGAGAGCTCGTCAAGTTTATCCTGACCGAAGTTGACCTGTTTGAAAAGTCTCCATTCAGGTGGGTTGATTTATTTGGCACAGGTAAAGCGCTGATGGCATCTGGCTTTGATGCTTGGGTTGGTGTATTTAGCTCTGGTAAACATTACGCAGCAATCGGTAGGAAGGGCAGGAACAAACCAAGAGTTTTGGCAATTGGCGAGAAGATCAATGCGTTGGCTGTTGCCGATGATTTTTTGAGAGCCAACGAGAACAACAGCAGTGTCAGGAAATCAAAACAATGGCTGAACGATACATCAACAGCAAAACAAAGGGATCATCTAAGGAATTACAACTACAACATAGGTGAGTTTAATTTTGGGTTTACCAAGTACGATGCAATGTGCCACCTGAACTTTGTCTGGAACCGACCAGCTATTGAAAAGATTATCGGAGTCAGGTGATGGTGCAATACCAATGGAAAAAAACAACCTTGCAGGAAGAGTTTGATAGTTTTATGAGAGATGCTCTGCGTGGCAAGTTGCCCAAACAACACAAGAAAAAAGAAACAAGAAAAAAAAATTTAACGATTGACTCAATATTAACAAATTTGGTTTCTGATCTTGTCCCCGAAAATGATGTAGCTCTTCTGCTATCTGGTGGGGTTGATAGCATGAGCGTCGGGTTTTCAGCACATAGGCTTGGCAAAAAGATCACTGCCTATACATTCAAAACAGACAAACACGATTCCTATGACTATAACAAAGCCAAAGAAGTTGCAGACAAAATGAACTGGGATTTTGTTGGAGTTGTTATTCCTACAGAAAACTTAAAGGAAGACTTTTTTAAATTGTTGAATGAACATAATTGTATAAAAAAAACACACTTTGAATGTCTCTATCCATTTTTATATGTATATCCTAGAATAAAAGAACAATATGTGTTGTCTGGTTGGGCTGCTGATGGATATTATGGTTTGTCAAAAAAAGCGATGATAAATTATAGACACTCTTTGGAGCTCTTGAACCAATTTAGAGATGATTATTTTAAGCCTGAGAATAGAGCTGGTTATTGTTGGCATGAAAGATTAGCCAAAAAACACAATAAAGTTTTTTGTTCTCCATATCTTTCTAACGAAATAAAAGAATTTTTTTACAGCAAAGACTGGCAAACAATCAACAAGCCACAACAAAAGATACATGTAAGAACTTCCTTTGGTAAGTTTAAATTATTTGGAGATATTAAAAACCACTTAAACTTACAAATTGATTCACAGATCAATAAAGTATTCGAGGCTTTAATTAGTGATGAAGAAATAAATTTCAAGAACAGAACCAGAATTATGGATATATGCAAAGACTGGATTAAGAGAAAGAATGACGATCAATTACTTATCAATATGTAGCGGGATAGAGTCCGCTTCCGTAGCTTGGCATCCGCTTGGATGGAATTGCGTTGGCGTTTCTGAGATTCACCCCTTTCGTTCTGCTGTGTTAAATTATCATTATCCAGAGATTAAAAACTTTGGAGACTTTACGGAGATTACAAAAGATGACTTCAGAAAAGAAACCTACCCAGACCTCCTTGTGGGAGGAACTCCCTGTGCCAGCTTCTCCATCGCTGGACTTAGAAAAGGATTTGAAGACGATAGAGGAAACCTCGCCTTGGAGTTTATACTCTTGGCTAATAGGCTTAAAACTTCGTGGGTTCTCTGGGAAAATGTCCCCGGCTTATTGTCCTCAGACAAAGGAAGGGATTTTGGAAACTTCCTCGGAGCGTTGGCAGAATGCGGGTATGGGTTCGCCTACAGGATTCTTAACACTGAATTTGTCAGAACACAACGATTTCCAAGAGCACTCCCACAAAGACGAAGGCGTGTCTTCGTTGTCGGATGTCTTGGAAGCTGGAGAAGTCCCGCGAAGGTATTATTTGACGGAGAAACAATGTCGGGGAATTATCCGCCGAGCCGAAAAAAACGAGAGAACCCTGCCAGAAAACCTACTCATCGCACTGGAAGAAGCGATCAATACTTTCAAGACGCAACAGACAAAACAACCATAAGGCAAACAAGAAGCGACGGATATGTCGAAGATGACGTAGCTGGCACTATCGCTGCCAGAGATTACAAGTCTTCAACAGATTTGGTTGTGATGAGAGATAGCCAGACTGGTTCCAATGGGAAACCATGGAACGACGATGGTGTGTCTTGGTCGTTGACTGCTCACGACAGATACACAGTGATTGAAACAAGCACCCCAGATAAGAGTGCTCGTATTTACAAAGATGAAGTTTCCCCTACCTTGAACGCCATGACTGGCGGAAACAGACAGCCCATCATTCTTAAAGAACGTACCACAGCTCCGAGAAACAGCATCATCAGACGACTCACGCCAATTGAGTGTGAAAGGTTGCAAGGCTTTCCAGACAACTACACCCAAATACCCTACAGAGGCAAACCAAAGGAACAGGCTCCTATATCACAAAGATATGAAGCCTGTGGTCGAGCCATGTCAATCAACGTCATGGAATGGTTGGGAACAAGAATACAAATGGTACATGAAAGAAACAATGACAAAGCAATTTAACTTTTCAGAGATAGATGATTTTGAAAGACACATAGATCTTTCAGTCCCTAACTTCTCCACTCTGGATAACATTTTCGTAAATGTAGCCAAGGAATACGCACAGGAAGAATCATCTGTGGTTGATTTGGGGTGTTCGACTGGTAGATTCCTGTCAAAGATACCAAAGATAAGTGGCTGTCACTACATCGGCATTGATTCCATTGACATGAAAGGCAGGAGAAAGGATTTTGGTTTCGTAAAAGGTGATTGTGAAACAGAATTAAAAAACATCGACAACATATCGGTGGTATCGTCGATGTTTTTTTTACAGTTTTTAGGTGCTCGAAAGAGAGCAAGGATATTGAGTGAGATTGCAAAAAGGATTAATTCTGGAGCGATCTTCCTGATTGCAGAAAAGGTTTATCTTAACGATAGCAGGTTACAGCATTTAATCCACAAGCTACACATACAGGAAAAGAGAAAAAATTTTTCTGATGAAGAAATACTGGAAAAGGAATTGCAATTGTCCATATCCATGTTTTGCAAAAAAGAAGATGAGCTGAATGAAGAATTAGGAAAATTGGGAAGCATGACGAAAGTTTGGCAAAGCTATAATTTTTTAGGCTATGTAATAAATAAAAAAAATGATTGAACACAATACAATTTGCCCAGTGTGCTCAAGCCCAACCAAAGGCTTTTGCTTTGGACATAAAGAGTCGCTTGTTTTTTTTTGCTCAATGAAATGCCAGAAAGAATGGCGTGAACAATCAAATGATGGAGAAGATATGGATTATTTTAAAAAGAAAGAACAGGTAGCGATGGAAAAAACCATCAAGGATCTTGGTGAGCTTGTGGGATACATGGGAATGGATCGACCCATGAGTGATTACTCCAAGGAAGAAATACTGGATTTAATAGACAGGGTTATACACTCATTCCAGAAGCACATGAAATTTGACCAAGGGGAGGTTCCGTTTTGATGAACTGCTGGCACTGTAATACAAAACTTATCTGGGGTGGCGACCATGATGTGGAAGACAGCGACACTTATATTATGGAAACAAACCTGTCGTGCCCAGAGTGTGAATCTTTTGTGTTGGTTTATCTGCCTAAAACAATAAATAAAGAGGAAGAAAATGGCAATTGATTTGAATCATTCTTATGCATCTGGTGATGTCTCGGACATCATCAACAAAAAAATAGACTTGGCACTCACTAAGAAAAACAGAGAAACACCGCCAAGGAATTATCTTGGAGCATCCATCTTGGGCAACCCATGTTCAAGACAGATCCAGTGGAATTACGAGCAGGTGGAAAAAGATGAAGGCAAAGG